ATGTTAACAATAAAAGCAATCGAAGCAGCCAAGCCAAAAGATAAGCCATATAAGCTACCGGATTTTGAAAGTTTATATTTATATATTACAACATCTGGTACTAAGTCTTGGCGATTTGATTATCAATTTAATGGTAAACGAAAAACATTAACAATTGGTAAATATCCGCATATAACGTTGCAAGAAGCCCGTAATGAAAAAGAGTTAGCTAAGCAACTGCTAGCACACGGCAAAGACCCGAGCTTTGAAAGAAAAAAAAGCGCGTTGCTTGCTAATATTGAAAGTGACAATACCTTTAAATCTATAGCTACAGAGTGGCATAACTCTAAAAAAACTACCTGGTCGAAAAAATACACCAATGAAGTTATTTCTATTTTTAATAGAGATATATTTCCATTTATCGGGAATGAAGCAATTAATAAAATAAAACCGCTTGAGATGTTAACAGTGTTAAAAGGAATTGAAAGTCGGGGAGCGTTGGAAATTGCTAAAAAAGCAAGGATGCGATGTAGTGAGGTTTTTAGATATGCAATTATTACTGGTAGGGCGGAAAACAACCCGGCGGCAGAATTATCGACGGCCCTTGCTAAGACCCAATCTAAAAATTTTCCATTTTTAGCGACTAATGCTGAAATGTCAGAATTCCTTAAAGCATTAAAAGGCTATTCTGGTAATATTTTAACACGGTATGCGACCATGCTTTTAATATATACCGTTCCCCGGACTGTTGAACTAATTACTTTGAAGTGGCCTAACGTTAATTTTGATGAAAAAATTGCGATAGTTGATGCTGATGTAGTGAAAAAAGACAGAACTCATTTAATACCGTTATCAAGACAGGCATTAGACATCTTAAAATTCTTGCACCCAATCACGGGGCATGGTGAGTATGTTTTCCCTAACAGGAATAACCCTGATAAACCTATGTCCAACGGGGCAATTCTTCATGTAATACGCAGGATAGGTTTTGCCAACCGTGCAACAGGGCACGGCTTTAGGCATCAGTTTTCAAGTGTGTTAAATGAGCATGGTTTTAATACAGATTGGATTGAAAAACAGTTAAATCATGAAGAGGGTAGTGTGCGAGGTATTTACAACCACGCACAATATTTGGAAGGTCGTAGAGAGATGATGCAATGGTATGCAGACTATATCGATGGGTTAACCACATAATTGTTGCTCAGCGTATTCTTGCTGTTTTGCATTGCTAAAATTGATTAGTGTTGATAGGCGCCATCTTGGGTGCCTACCAAGGTATAGGTCAGGTTTTGGAAATTTATTTTTTACAATCCATTTATCTAACGTAGATTCATCTACGCACACATAACCACAAACTTTAGTTTTGCTATAAAGTGGGTCTCCTATAAATGTATTATTCATAATTAATCTAACCCCCTATCTATACTAAAAAACTTTTTAATAAAAGCACTTGTGGGTTAGTCATATTTTTTTCCTTGATTTGTAAATGTCTTTTAATTCTAGACAATACCTCATACGCTGCCTTTTCTGTTAACGAATAATCAGCTTGCATTAATTGTAAAATTTCAGCATCGGATTTATGTTTTTCTATTAAATCAACAATAATTAAAATATCGTCCTTTAGTAGTTTGTAATCAACTAACAAATCAATAATCATTTTTCACCTCACATTAAAATCTAAATCTAACTGGCATGAGAATAGCTCACATGATTCAGAGCATGAGCCTGTGTCGTAACCGCCGCCACCACGTATTGTTGCTAAAATATCATCTCTAGAATGGTTTTGATACATAGCCATTATTGAAACCAGCGAGTTATTACCACGGTACATTATTTTGTTGGCTTGTTGTCCGCGTTCGACAACTCGAATATTCGGGTCTTCGATTAGATTAATAAAATCCTCTGCCATTTTAGGTTCATCTCGTGTAGCCAACGCGATTTTGTTAACACCTTTCTTAATGCAAAAAACGCAATTACCTAAATGCTCGGGTATCTCTAAATCAAATGGCTGACTTTTCCACCAGTTGATAATGTCCTGTTTATCAAAATCGGAAATATCCGCTAAATATTTATAACCCTCTTTCGGTTTTAACCGTCTCGGCTCGTCAGCACGAATACCTAGCCATGTTTGATAATTATTTTTACCATATTTATCATTAAAATATCTTGTAAATGGCTCTAGTTTCATTGTTCGAGTGCAAAACGCGCCGCCTAAATATGGCAACCCATATTTATAACAAACATCACGAAACGGTTGTAGGTCCTGCGTTAGCTCATCTAACGTTATTTCGCGATAGAAATTTGCATGTCCGAGTTCTGGGTTTACAACAACTCGCAAACACGTTAATTTTATCCCCCAGTGTTTAACTATGTTTTTGATAAACTCATAGGTTTTGGGGTGTTCAGCTCCTGTGTCCATGAATATAAAATCTGTATCAGGATGCAACCTCATTAGTTGATAAACCATATATGCAGACGAACGACCGCCGCTGAAACTGGCAATATTTTTCATATAAATCTCGATATTGATTAGGTTAGGGCGGGTTAGCCATTGTCCCGCACGGCTTTTGTTTTAACTAATTTAACACCCTCAACGTCAATCACGTATTTAGACTCACCATCACACAGTCTTACTGCACAATATTCTGTTGGTTCAGAACGTAACACTTTAGATTTTATGTAGAGATGATTCATATAGATAAATGAATCACCGCAATTTAATTCGCCAAACGCTATTGTTATATCGTACACGCTACTATCAATATTCATCGTTGCTTTCCTTATTATTTAGATAATAAAAAACCGCTACAAGAGCGGATATATTTAATTAAGCGCATGATTTAAAAAGGTATATCGTCCTCTAGTGGTTCTTCTTGAGCTTGCCCTTGCTCCTGTGTTTGTGGCTTAGTTTGAGTATCAAGCTTTTTTGTTGGCTGAATTTGATTTACTCGCAAGCAAGGTTTTAGATGTGTCACGCCGTCCTTAGTCCATTCTTCGACATAAAACTCACCACTAACTGCAAGCAAATCACCTTTTTTGATGCTTGGAGCATACGCTTCGGCTACTTTTCCCCAGAGCACACACTTAATCCACGATGTTTTTTGATTATCACCGAATCCTTGTTTTACTGGTAAATTAAATTCACCAACTGCCGTACCTTGTTGTAAGTAACGCAATTCAGCATTTGCACCCACATTACCTGTTACTGTCATTGTATTAATAGACATTATATTGTCTCCTTAAATTCAATCTCTTTAACATCAAGCCCTTGTTCATCATATGGCTCGCTACTTTTTAGATATTCAAACGGATCATCTTCAATCTTTTTACGCGCCTCTTCCTGATTATCTGCCTCAACTTCAAATTGATATGTGATTTCTACTAAATGCACAAACGTGCCTGTAAATTTAGCCATTTTCTAGCTCCTGTTTCTTGATGAATTCTTTTAAATACTTGAGAACACAATCATTGCAAATGATTGCGTCTGGCGACCACTCGTACGAAAAAATTATTTTCAGGCTTAATTTAATTGATGAATCTAAACTGTGGACGTTCAAAATATTTAAAATGTCTGAGGGAGCTTTGTTTGATTTTTTGTGACACACATCACATTGATATGTGATGTCGGTATGAGTGTGTATTGTCATTTCCGTACTCCAATTTTTAATTTATATAGGTTGTCACTCTGTCGCCGTCGGCGTGACTACAGACGAAATTGGTTATTTTTGTGCATCAATTTTGCGTTTAATTTCCTCTCTGTGCACAGACACATTTTTAGGTGCATCAATACCAATTCTGACTTGATTACCTTTCACGCCTAGAACAGTAATAACAATATCCTCACCAATAATTATTGATTCGCCCACTCTCCTAGTTAAAATTAACATTTGATCTCCTTATAATTCTGTTTATTAAGTTAATAAAAAACCGCCTATTTGGCGGTTATTGATTTTTAAACGGGTCGGGTTTGCTAATTAGCCTCAATCTTTTTAATCCGATCGTCCAGTTCCTGTAAAAATTTAATAACTTCCGTCTCAATTTCTTTTGTTAGTACATCATCATGATAAATTCGCACACATTTGAAACTTAAATTTTCAGGTAGACGATCATCATAGCTAACAAAATCACACCATTTTCGTCCTGTACAAATCATTTGCCATTGCATTTGTAATAGGTATTCACGTTTCGGCGTTAGAGATTGCATAAATTCTAAATGCGTCCATGTGTTAGGGCATTTAATTTCAATCAGACCGTCATCATTTACTAGCCCGTCTGGGCTAGCGCCTGCATTTTCGATTGTAGGATGAGGTACAAAACCCACCTCAGTTACTGTTACATCAAATTGATTTAGGATATATATTTCTCTGGCGACAGGTTCTAATTCCGTGCCTCGTTGCATTGCGGCATTAGAATAGGTTTCAGTTGGTGACTGGGTTAATCGTTCGCAGATTAATTGTGCCATGTAATTTTGGCGTGAGGCAGAATACCCGCTTTTAGTTTTTGCCATTACATCGCTTATTTTACTTGCAGTAACTTTGCCTAATCTTGCTGTAAACCACGCATCTGTACGTTGCTCAATTTCGTTAGAATGGGTTGTTGTCATCCTGTTTTACCTCTTTAAATTCTGCATCGACTGGACATAAGCTTTTAATTCTTTCTTTTTCATCGTTACCAATGATTTTTCTGTCGTGTTGATTGAGTGACATCCAAAATTCACCGAAAACCTCAAGCCCTTTCTGTGCGGCTTCTTCACACTGTTTTATCAATTTAGGTCTTCTGTCATCTGATTGTTTGCCTGTATTAACCTCTGTTGCTGAACCCTCAATGATTCTTTCGGCTTCATCTTGATCATAAATACCAGCAAAACCAAACGCTAACCTTGCACACTGAATCATTGTTTTATGGCGCAACATCCTTTTAGGGTGAGTTTTCCATGGCTGAGCACTATCTCTTTTGCATTCGGACATCCACTCAGTTACTGAAATAGGGTGTTTTCTATCTTTTCGATAGATTTTACATGTGCATTTTTCATCATCTTGATCGAACTCCATTCCGTCAAATTGTGGATTCTGATTAATTATTCGTGCCCAGCCATCAACACCAACAATTGGTACAATTCCATTCCGTGAATCAGGAAATGCATAGATTTCTTTTGTCCATGGATTTAATGAATATTGGTTAGCAACAATTAAAAGTGCAGTTAATTGATCATCGTTAGCATTACTTTTAAATGCCGTGTTCTTTAGTACATCAAGAAGCCCTTCAGGACTTCCTAACTCTAATTTTTTTGATAATGTGAGAGTTAATTCACTTAATTTATTTCCACTCATTTCTATATTCCTAATATTTAATAAAAACGTTTTTGACCTTACCGTCATCTATCATATTTACGATTTTTATTGCGGTATCTTTATCAATGCTATTTTCAAGTAAACATTTGAATGCTGAATATTTAACTTGCCTTTTATGTTCCACATCCGCAATCCGTCTAGCTTCTTCTTCCTGTGCTCGTTGAATTTCAGCCAGTCTTTCACGTTCTTTCCGCGCGGTTTCTTCGCGTTCACGCTGTAGAGCGAGTTCAGCCTCGCGGGCGCGGTTGTCCGCATCGAGTCGAGCTTTTTCAGCGGCTTCCTCAGCAATCCGCGCCTCTCTATCTCGCTGTTCTTTTTCTGCTCTTAGTCGCGACAGTTCTTCTTGTTCGGCTCTGCGTTGAGCCTCAATTTTCGCCTCCTCCTCCGCTTTAATTCGAGCCTGTTCGGCTTCATACTCGACTACTGGTCGTCTTATTTCGTCATACAATTCACCCAGTGAATCCCTGATTTTTTTTCGTGTAGCGTCAATTTTGCTCGGCTTGGCTTTTAATATAGAGACGATATCTTTGCCAGCGTTATCTATCTCCTTAATGTTTTTATTCAATTCCGCGGCTAAATCCTTAATAGCTTTTCGCCCAGCAGGTGTTTTGCCATCTGCTCCCTCGAATGTCAGTGAGGAATAGTATTTTGCTACTTCGTCAATCAGTGCTTGCGCCTCGTTATTTTCGTTTAAAAAAAATGCTTCACGGTCAGCATAACCTACTGGAATCATGCTTTTTATTTCGATAATATTTGTAGTCATTTCCATAAATCCTATATTTCTCAATATATATCAGTCTATTTCACAAAAAATCGTTATTAACTAGACGCCACATCTAACATCCAGCTAAACAATATAAATAAACTACCAAACAATAAAATTAGGGCAGAAAAAAGGGCGTACGCCTTGTCGCCCTTAGTTAATTTCTTGTGTCGGTTTGTAACGTTTGTACAACCGACATAATCAGTCGGTAATGTTTTCATGCATGCACCTCATTCCTTTTTATTGCATCAAAGAACCAGTTGGTGATGTTTTCATATCCATTTTTTCCACAATATGGTTGTAAGGAGCATGAAATACCCTACCTGCTGTTCTACAGCCAATTTCTAATAAATCTAATGCTTTAGGTATGAAATCAGTTGCTTTAACGCTCGTACGCCATTTTATCCCTGCATCGTCACATGCGCACAATAGTGTATAAGTTTCTGAATATGCATAACATTCAACATACCAATTGCCTTGCTTTAATCGCTCTATAACTTGTTCATTAGTCATTGTTTTGCTCCTTTAACCATTCAGGTCGCTCACCTTTACCACAATAAAAATCAATAATATCTAGTAGGCGAGGGTAAAATTTAAGAGAATTTTTACCGTCCATATCGAAAATGTCGCGTTTGCTAAATTGACGCCATTCATTAACTGAATGACACTGACAACCCGCTCTGACACAATAACCACATATTGAAATAAAATATTTTTCACCGAATATTATGAATGTTGAGTTAGGTAGGATAGTCCGAGCAAGGTTTGCACCTCTCAGATTAGCACCACTCAGGTCTGCATTTCTCAGGTATGCACCGCTTAGGTCTGTAGCTATCAGGTATGCATCCCTCAGGTCTGCACTACTCAGGTTTGCATTTCTCAGGTATGCCTGATTTCCTTCCTCACCGCCAGACGATAGCCAAATTTTATGCTGTTCCAATATTTTATCCATTGTCTATTCCTCATATTCTGTAAAAAAGCTCTTAACTAAGGGCTTTTTTACATCTTTCATCTGCTAATTCTTCAATCAGTTCAAATGTTTTAGTAAGTAATTTTTTTTCTTGTAATGAAAACGAATAATCATACATACAATAAATCCCATCCTCTCCATTTCCGAAAATAAATGACGCACTAGCGTTATAGTCACCTTTCTGAACATGGATGTGCATTACGTCGAGGTCATGATATAAATCTAATATATCGTTTAATGAACTCACAGAATTAAATAGCTCACCGTCGTAAATTTTGAATGAAAAACCTTGCTCTTTTAATTCGCAATAAAATGAGTTCAATATCTTTTCTTCGTTACACTTTGTTATTTCTAATCTGTTCATAATTTATTCCTCAATCCTGGGTGTGATTTTTTGAATATTCATGCTGTTTTATCAGCCAAATTAAAAGTTATAAATATTCTTGTTTCCATTCTGTGTAATTCATTGTTTTAGTCCTGTAAAAAAGCCCTCACAAAGAGGGCAAAGGATGTTAGAAATAAATAGCGCTTTTACGGCACGCGCCAAGCCGTGATTGATTTAGAATTAAATTTAGATATATTATTCTTTTAGCAAAAACTATTGCGCTATCTAGAACGCTCATGAAATCTGGTCGAATACTAATTTCTGCCTTTAATGAGTTTTTTAAATCCTTGAATTGTGTAGCACCCAGTTTAATTTTGATTGATGATATTAATTCAGAAAAATAATCTATGATGTAATCGTCATCATTTGATTGAATATTTTTAACAGCATCAGAGATTAATTTGTTAGTTAAATCATTAGCTTCTTTAATTTTTTTATCCATTTGAATAATTCCTCAAAAAAGCCCTCATAAAGAGGGCAAAGCGGATGTAGTAGTTGCTGTCTTTCCAGCTGTCAGTAATTTCAAACTCAAGCCCACTATTCAAATGGGCTTTGATTTGAATACTAATTAGCAATCTATTTACTAAAGAACTTGATGGCTAGTCGGTCTCTCTCGAGGCTAGGAGTGATTAAGTCGCTCACCCGATGCGTACAGCTGTGATTGCTATCAAACAAATTTAATTTTTAAAGGTTGATTTGTTTTGATGTGATTATTACAACATAAGTTGTTATTAATGGCAACACCTAAAGTTGTTAAAATGACATAAAAGTTGTTGATAGTTACAACTAAAGTTTTTATTTGTTTGATATAATTAGATTTTATAATTATTTGATTGATTATTTATTGTTCAAAAAGAGGAGGTTGATTATGGGATAAAAAAGCTGCTTTTAATAGCAGCTAGGATCAAATAGGATCAAATAGGATTGAATTTAGATTATATTTTGATAAATATTCTTGCATATAGAAAAATTTTTAAATAATGAACTTAGGATTTTACCTTGATAATAAGTCTCTATTTGTTCATCTAATTCATTTAAACTATCATTAAAAGCGTTTTCGATTTTATTTTCATCTATCATAAAGTTACTGGATTTAGCTAATTCGTTAATATTCAATTTACTAAAAGTTAATAAAGCTAACATTCTGTTACCATGCACAAGAATGCCATAATTTCTTCCACTTTTAGACTCTAATAACTTAATATTTTTCTTGATTAGTTTTTCCACAGCTCTTAGGCACATAACTGAGTTGAATATAAACTTACCAGTAGTTTCTTGATTAAATATTGATTTATAAATTGGTTTGTTCAAGTTTTCGTAAAATTTACCAATTTCTCTTTTTGCTTGAACCGCTAATGATGATTGTTTTGAAACACATGCCAGTGCTGTAGTTGCTTCTATTAAATCAAAAGATGATTCAGTGGGTTTAAATAATTCTGAACGCACAATGCAATATTCGATACCATCAATAGCAAGTTCGGTTCTTAATCGTATTTGTTGATCATCTAACGAAACGAAATCTCTATTTTCAATTCTATTTTGTCTATTATTATTTTTGGTGACATAGGATCCAAAATTTGGTTCGGTATTTTCAAGCGAGATAATTTTTATTGGAACTCTTACTTTTATCAATTTTTCTTTTTTGGATTCACTAGTACCACCAATTGAACTTACTGTTTGAGCGCCATTAACAACGCTTACATTACTTAATTGAAAAGAACCAATATCTTTAGCGTTACCGCCCGCCATAGATTTTTTTACTTTATCAGCAATTAATGTTATACCATTGTTGTAATACCAAAATTTATCTGGATGATTCTCAATAGTATTTTTGATTTCATCGTTAACATCAGTTGAGCCTAACATTTGTCTTATATTTTTAGAAAAAAGTTTATTCCCGTGTAATTTATACCATTCATATACTTCATCCCCAGATACAATTCCAAAAAAAGCCAAATAAGGATCCTCTATTTTTCCCCATTGGGATAACCCAACTTCTAATTTTATTGGTTCACCTTCGACGCCTTTAGCTAAGCTAGTATGAATTCGTGCCTGGTTTAATTGATGAAAAATTACAATATCATCACTTGAACCATCTCCAGCGTCATTTAGCTCCAATACTAAATCATCCATTATTCTTTGATTATGTTCACTAAGAAGTTTGTTACCTGTATGTACTAGAACTATATCAAATTTTGTATCAAAGGCAGTTAATGCTGCTTCAACCATATTACGCATTTTTTCAACTTTGGAATTAAATCTATCAAAGCTTAAACTTACTAAATCACTTACACCATCTTTAAATTTTCGGATATCTCCATTATCTGGTTCTCCAGTTCCTCTTATCGACCATTTAGATTGAACTAAAATCATTCTTTTTGTCGCAGGGGAGTAATAAATTGCATCAATACCATTATCATTTGCTCCATCTATTACTGAACTGGCTGCTTCGATTTCAGAAGATCCTCCTATACAAAAAACTGCATATGCTGCTAAGCATCTTGAAAGTTTTTTTAATTCATACTGAGAATCGGTTTTATTTAGGTCTGATGTATCGATTAAATCCCCAAAAAGCTCTTTAACTTTCGTTGCGATTTGATTTACATGAATGATACTCATTTCTTCAATCCTATTATTTGATTAATATCCAATATGTTAACTAAAATAAACCTTAAATTTCGTGTACATCCAAATACCTAGCTGATTTAACAATAGCCGAAACAAACATTATTTTGTCAACTTGGTTTTCATCAAGAGTAATCGGTGGATGATCTTGATTTATACTGGTAAACCTATATACACAATCTCTATGAAATTCTAATTTTTTTATCATATTACGCCCATCTTTAGTACGTACTAAAACTTCATCCCCCGAACAAGGAACTATATTCGGTTCAATAACAACAAATTCACCAGAATTAATACGAGGGAACATTGAATCACCTTTTACTTTTAATGCGAAAGCATGAGGGTCATCACTATGAAATTTTAAGCGTCCATTGAAGTCCTCATCCATCTGAAAGGCTCCATCTGTACCCATTATAGCTTCTCCTTTTACTATTATTGTTCCTTCTTTTATGTTCCCTATATACTCAATTTCATTTTTGGGCTGATTATTTTCCATTTCACCATCTCCACTGACCAACCAGTTCAGATTGATTTTCAAATAATCAGCAATTTCATATAGTTTTCTATTGCTTGAGGTTTTTCCGTTCATTAATTTCCAAATTGTTGTCTGAGAAACTCCAACGCCCTCACCTAAAGCAGCTTGAGAAATACCTTTTATTCTCATAGCTAAAGTTAATCTGTCTGCAAGGCTCATAATAAATCTCCGCCATTGTTGATTAAAACAAAATACAACCTAAGTTTTTAAAAGTAAAACACCATAAGTTGTTGACTGGTGTTTTGCCAAATGTTAAAGTTTAACAACTTATGGTGTTAAAGAGAGGTTTCAATTGGAAAACACAGCAATAAAAAAAGCCATTTCAATTGTTGGAAGCCAAGCCAAATTAGCGAAAGCGTGCGGAAAAACACAAACAAGCGTCTGGAAATGGGCTAATAACAAATCAGATGTTAGCCCTGAGATTGTCCCGCTAATTGTAGAAGCAACAAATGGTGTTGTTAAAGCTTATGAAATTAGACCTGATTTACCATTACTTTTCCCTCACGAGTAATTATTAGGTCTTAACTATACATAACAACTTTTTTAAAAGTAACCCAAACCAGAGGGTATGAAATATGGGTAACAAGAAAAAACTAATAAATGACCTATTGAATAGCATAGACGGAGGCGTCGAGGTAGCCGCTAGCTATCTAGGTTTATCAATATCAGCATTTAATGATCGACGTTACGAAAACAAAGGTACTAGATTTTTCAGCGGTGATGAACTGCTGGCTTTGCAAAATTTAAGTAAAACCGCGCTAGTTGCTGAGTTTTATGCCGAACAGGCTGGTTGTCTAGTTGTAACCAAAATGAAAGCGGAGCAGCTCGAAAATTTCGACCTATACATGATGAGTCTGGAGGCTGCCAAAGCAAATGGTGCTGTAGCAACAGCAATTCATGAGGCTATAGCAAACGATGGCGTTATCGATGAAAAAGAGGCTGAGGATATTAGGCATAAAACAGATATTGCCAACAAGATTAATAGAACGCTCACCGAAAACACAATTAATTTGCATAAGAAGCAATGAAAATGAATATGAATATGAAAACAAACAAAACACTGAGTCAATGCGAGAGGATATTAATGCATTTGCAGAGTGGTAAAACGATTAATCCGTTACAGGCGTTGAAATTATACGGCTGTTTTAGATTTGGTGCGCGTATTTACGACCTGAAACAGGCTGGTTTTGATATTGATAGCCGTTTAGTCCATGAGAATGGTGTTCAGTACGCTGAATATTCGATGAGAGGTGAGTAATGAGCCAGTTTATAGCTAATTCTTTTCAGGTTCCTAATGCTGTCGTTGATGAGTTAATGGCGAAAATGTCAGCCAATGCATTGCGATGTTATCTCCTAATAACTCGTAAAACTACTGGCTGGGGTAAAAATAGCGACAAAATCAGCGCGTCACAGTTTATGGATTATTTAGGAATCAAGGACAGACGAACTATTTACACGGCGCTAACTGAATTAGCTAATTTAGGGTTAATTAATGCCATTAAAAATAATGGTGGAATAACTGAATATTCACTGGTTTTAGAACCGTCCGAACCAGTAGCAAAAAATGTAGGTACAAAAAATGCTACCAGTGACAAAAAATGCATTGAACCAGAGACAAAAAATGTACCTGCCACCAGTAACAAAAAATGTCACTCTACAAAAGACACTATAAAAAACAATATTACAAAAAAAGGGGACAATGATTTTGACCCTATGACTGTTAAACCAAAAAACGTGAGTATTGACGTTTGGAAAAACTGGATTGATTACAGAAATTCGTTAGGTAAAAAACTGCAACCACAATCGTGGGTAAAACAATCTCAAATGCTGGAAGCGCAGGCAAATCCTGAATTGATAATTAACCAATCGATTATGAATGGTTGGCAGGGTCTGTTTCCTCTCAAGAATAACACTGCTGTTAGCAACTCAAGTGATACGTCATGGATAAACAACCTTGATGGAGAAATGTTCTGATGAAAAATATTGCCGAATTAGTCCCGCAAATTAACATCGTTAATGCCGTTGACAAGCCAAAAAAACAACAGCAGAAAGAACAGGTTGCGGAGGTTGTAAATAAATTATTTAGTCAACTTAGAGCCGCATGCCCAGCGATGTTCCACACTCTAAATCATAACGACGAGAATGCAATTAAACGGCAATGGATAATTGGTTTTATTGAAAATGGCATCAATCCAGCAATGATCAATGCAGGTATGCGTATAGCCAGACAACAAAGTAATCCATTTATGCCATCGGTAGGGCAATTTATCGGATGGTGTGAAAAAGGGTTAACAGAGCAATACGGGCTACCAACCGCTGAATGCTTGACTAAAGCCGTTATTGAATTCGGTAAATACAAAGGGTTTGATGATTTTTGCGATTACGATTACGGCAGTGATGCTAATTATTGGCTGATAAACGACCTCCACCGAATAATGCAAGATGAAAATTTAGGGATAGAAAAATTACAGTTAAGAGCGGAAAAAATGATTGCCGAAATGGCCAAAAAAATAATGAAAGGTTATGTCATTCCAACACCGAACAAGGCTTTACCTAAAAAAGTTGAAGAAAGACCGCTATCTAATGAGATACAGTTATCCAAGCTTGAAGAGATAAAACAAAAATTTGGTTTTGGTCATGTCACGTCGAGTTAATCACTGCTTGCTCGGTGAGCATCACATGCTAGACAAAATCGCATATGACTATGTGACAGAAATCAGAAAATGTGGCGCAAATGTAGCAAAAGTTAAATATTAGTTAGCAGAACGAGCAAAGAAATTTACTGATGAAGAAAGAGAAAAATTGAGAGGGTTAATACAAAAATGGCTAGAAAATATCAAATAAGTGCAGAAGTAAAAAAAGGGTTTCAGGAGTGGGGAACTGTTCTATTAAATCGTGATTCAAGAATGACTGAACGCGAGTTAATAAAACAAATGGCTACAGTGAAGGGGGTCTTCGGTAATTCTAAAATCGATGTACAAGTCCGCAATTTTAAGTGTGTGAGGGTTTAGTATGAGTTATGAAATGAATGTTATAAATCCAAAACATTATCAGTTATTTGAGGACGTGCAGGCAGTCGAAATTGTCGCGCGCATACTGACGGTTGAGCAATATAAGGGTTGGTGTCTAGGTAGTATTTTAGGATATCGCCTACGTGCGGGTAAAAAAGATGACGCGTTGCAGGATATAGCGAAGGCAAATCAATTCGAAATACTGTTTAAAAAATATCGCCACTTATGCTGGGATTATAAAGATGGAATGTTTGATGAGTGATCAAATAATAACTTTAGTCATTATAGCTTTTGCGGCTTACGGTTTCTTTATTTTCTCATATCAGCTTTGGCGTTGCGCACTAGGTTTGTTTTGTAAAAAAAGAAAGTTATCAGGTGAAAACAATGGATGATCTTTGTCTACACGAAACCAATATTAAATCGATTTTTAACACGTTATTGGAATTAGCTAAAAGCGGAAAACGATACAGACTGATTATAAAAATTTGGAAAGATAAGCGCACTATCGATCAGAACTCATTATCACATATGTGGTATGACGATTTAGCAAAACAGGCTAACGCCAGAACGAAAACAAATAACTACACTACAGAAAGCGTCAAACTTGATTTAAAAGAAATGTTTTTAGGCTATGAAGATGTCGAGCACACAAACCTATTAACAGGTGAAAAAACAGTAACTCAACAACTACGAAAAACATCAAAACTTGATATAGGGGAAATGCACTTTTATTTGCAACAAATTGAAGTTTGGGCTAGTCAGAACGGGTTTAGATTGAGAATACCAAGTGACAGCGAATATCAAAAATTAAAAATGCAACAGGTGGCATGATGGAAATTAGATTAACAGATAAACAGTTTGAGCAATTACAGACAAATTTGATTCAAGACGCGTTAAAAACGATGAGTAATGTTCCTAAATTTATTGATATTAAATCGGAATTTATAGCTATACATAAAACTAATGTGAATGCAAATCAAATATCAATACCGATAGATAAAATAACATCACTGATTAATTTTGAGCGTGAAAATGGATTTGTTACAGACATACATTTTCTGGGTGACCCAGTATTCAACATCGTTTCAGTTAATTTAACCATTGATGAAATAAAAAAAATGATAAGAGAAGCATAAGGTTAGCAAAATGAACGAGTTAGAACAATTAAAAACAATAGATGAACGAATTGCAGAGGCTGAGAGTTTATTAAAATTTTTACACGAACAGCGCAGAGAAATAATTAATCGAAATAATTTAAATAAAAAAAATGAGGCGCAGAATGCCGAGAAAACACAAAACACTGCCGACTGGATTTAAATGTCCTGAATGTGATGGCAAATGTGTCTACAACGTAGATTTAGGTTTATTTGTTTGTGCTAGACCGTTGATTACAGCCGATGGTCAGATAAAAGGCTCTTGCGGTAAATTCTATCTTGATAAAACGAAGTACAAACAATGAAAAAAGAAGCGCAGAAAACAATAAAACAGAAAAAGTGTAGAGTGTGCGGTGAGAAGTTCTTGCCGTTCAATTCACTGGCTTTTGCCTGTTCATTCGAATGTGCAATTAAATATGGTACAGAGAATCACAAACAGGAACGGATACAAAGAGCAATATTTAAAATAAAGAAAGAAAGGATTAAAACACGCTCAGAACATTTAAAAGATGCACAAACTGCATTTAATGCGTTTATTCGAGAACGAGATAAAAACGAGCCGTGCATCAGTTGTGGGCGTCATCATCAGGGACAGTACCACGCAGGGCATTATCGGAGTGTTGGCGCGTGTCCTGAACTGCGTTTTTGTGAGTTAAATGTACATAAACAATGCTCGGCGTGCAATAACCACAAGTCAGGCAACATAGTTGAGTATAGAATCAATTTAGTGAAAAAAATCGGTGTAGAGGATGTCGAATGGTTGGAGGGGAAACATGAGCCGAAAAAATACACTATTGAGCAAATAAAAGCAATTCAGACTGAGTATAAAAATAAATTACGAGAATTAAAACGAGGTGCATAGTGAGAGAAACTAAAGACATTCTGACAGCGTGGAAGAACACACGTATTTTGAAAAGAATAGGAACTGAGTATCCATCGAAATCTGCAGGAATTGAAGGTGCGCCTAGGGATTTTGATTACCGTCAGTATTTAACCGAAGAAGAAGCGCAAATTGTTGATAATGCGGTGTTAACCCTTAAAGCTGATAATTATTACCAGTGGATTGTATTAACTGCGTACTATTTGCGTGATGTTTCGTGTAATGCTCAAGCTAAAGCTGTAGGCAAAAGACCTCACGATATTATTAATTTATTAAACCAAGCCGAGATGTTTATAAGAGGCAATATTTACGATTTTTTCAAAAAAGCAGCATAAAGTTCAAAAAAGCGTTATTAAAATGCTGGACTTTGCGCAAATGCGCATATATAATTGGTATAAGATGCGGTTTAAAGCGCATAAATTACAAGTCCACTGAAATAGTTGGGCTTTTTGCTATCCATATGTGAATAATTTTATGAGAACACGAGCATATAGACGACATCAAGTTAAGCGATGTCTAGATAATAGAAAGCACGATTTTTATTCTGGTGATTCTAGAAAATCGCTAAAAAGGCATGTAACAACACCAACAGCTTGCTCTTGTTGGATGTGTGGTAACCCAAGAAAACATCTTAATGAAATTACTCTACAAGAACAACGTGCAATACTGAATTACAAAGAAAGCCTCTTATGAGGCTTTTTTATTGTCTTTAAAGAACTTAATAGCTTCTACTACAAGCTTGGCTTCTGACATATTAAAGTCTATAGCGGTTTGTTTAATCATTGCTATATCATCTACATTTAATTTAAAACCTTTATTTTTTATACCACGTTTTTCATTACTACGTTGGTTTATCTCAGCTCTTGTTAGTGCCATATAATCACCTTGATTTTTAAATAAACAGTTGTTATATTTAAGGTCATCGGAGAGGTTTCCCTCTCCTTTGAACTACTTTAGAATGCTGGCGAGCTTATCAAAAGTAGCAGAATTAAAATGAGTATTTTAGATTTCATTTTACTTCTCCTTAAGCCTCCGTCCTAGGTCGGGGGTTTACCTTATCAACTCCCTGTTGATGTTTATCATTGTAGGGAATCCTACTATAAAAGTCAATCTTTTTATCCAAAAATTTAAATATATTTGGTTGTTAATGAAATGGAATTCTTAAAAAAATTTATTCTTCTATCTTTTTGTTTAATCTCTACACCAGCATTCGCGGCTCAGCAAAATTTCAATAATGCAAAAAATCATTTAGTTAAAATCTACACAGCAAATCCGGAGCAAACTACTTTTTATTGCGGGTGTGAGTTTTCATTTGACGGTAAAAAAGGCTCGGTAGATTTCAGCAAATGCGGCTATACACCGAGGAAAAATGAGCAAAGAGCATCTAGAATTGAGTGGGAGCATGTCATGCCCGCCGAAAACTTTGGTAGACACTTGCAATGTTGGCGTGATGGCGGTCGCAATGAGTGTAAAAAAGATGCGAAATTCAATGCAATGGAAGGTGACCTGCACAATTTGCAACCAGCAATTGGAGAAGTAAATGGCGACCGCTCTAATTATCGCTACTCACAATTTACAAAAGAATTTACTCAGTACGGGCAATGTCAATCAGCTGTCGATTTTAAAGAGCGAAAATTTCAACCTCGTGACGAAATTCGAGGCATGATTGCACGCGCATATTTTTATATGCGTGATAAATATAATATCAATTTATCAGATTCTGAAAGTAAGTTGATGACAGCGTGGAATGAGATGTACCCGCCCGAAGGCTGGGAATGTGATAGAAATCGACAAATAGAACGAATTCAGGGTAATGACAACAAGTTTATTACCGAAAAGTGCATGAATTAAATTTTAATCATTAGTATTGTGACATTTATCAGATTTAAAAAACTATGAAAATTATTTGTAAAATATATAATATATATAAATATGCATATATATTTTAGGATTCTTGAATGTCAATAAAACCTAATGAAAAAGGGTATGTAACACTTTATAACGTTATAGACAGTGGATTTGTTCCATTTGGATCTGACCCATTATCACCTAGTTTTGAAACAATCAATTTAAATGATATTTTAGATAAATTATATGATTGGTTAAAAGATTCAGAAAGAGATTTTCAAAACACATCCCCTTTAGATAAAACAGACGGTCGTTTGGACTCGATAACATATTGTAAAAGCTTATATAAATGCCCAGAAACAAAAGATTTATTTTTTGTCTTATGGAAGTCTGTAACTGACGGTAATGGTAATATCCAAGGTGTTAAACCTGATTCTAGCGTTAATGATGAAACTAATAATACAATTTTGTTAAATGAGAAGGATGCGGACAAAAAATTAATATGGGGTTTGCCTTCATATTATTGGTATATATCTGAATTAAATGTTTTTGCAACAATAAAATTTCCTCATTCTTGTACAGATAAATCACTTTTTGAGCGATATATAAGAGATTTTGTTTTGTTCCGAATGACGTCATTACCTGGTAGAAAAGAATTTTTGTACGACAGAGAGAGCATAAATAAACGTGATTATAAGTATTATCAGGTCACTTTTGGTGATGACTTAGGTCGATTTCGTTTTAAAATAGAGTCAAAGCAGTTAATTAAACAATCAGGTAAAGATTATTTTTCTCAATTGATAGGAAATAAGTATAACTATGTGGTTATTAGAGATAGGATTAGCGCTATAGACTCTAACAATGAACAATGCTGGTTTAATTCTCTTGTAAATCCACTAAAGAAAAAAAAACCAAATATTAAAACTAAAGATATTGAAGTTATCATGCCATCAGATCTAGAAAGCGTTACGCTTGAAGATATTTATGAGTACTATGATGCAAGAAATATGGGAACTTCTGAGTGGAGTAATATAGGGTTTAGGGAGAAAAGAGAATCTGCAACTAAATGGTGTGAAGAGTTTATAGCAAGAGATTTTATTAGTTGCGATTTAGGGGATAAGGCTACGGATAATCATTTATCTGCTTTAAAACTCTGTGCAATAATTAATTCAAATCGAACAATGTTACTCCACAATGTACTTGAATCAAAAAATAAGCAACTTGAAGAAATAGCTTTTGAGAAAAAAAACAAGCAAAAAACTAAGGCATCATAAAAATATTTTAAATTTGATGAGATAACAATATGAAAAAGTTACATTGGCTTCTGATAAAACTACTACTAGCACTAGCAATATCGCTAGTAGTAGGGTATATTTTTTCTGAATATACAACTTTTTCAAAACTAGATAATATTATATCAGCGCTTCAAAATACTTCAGCAATGGTGTTTGCGATTTCAGGGATATGGTTAGCGTATTTATATCCAGAGGCTATCGCAGGGCTTGTTAAGGGTGAAAATGTAAACTTAGAAAATGACCGAGCGAAAGCTAGAAAGATAGAATCTATTGTAGGAATAGTTATTGTATCTGCAGTGGTGATGATAGGTATAATTGTTTTCTATATTGCAAGCGCTTTTTTGATAAATACTAATTTATACATTAATAATAAAGCACTTTTTAAAATAATTTCAGTTACATATATCAATTTTTTAGCAATAAATCAAATTTATTGTGTTTATTTAGTAATTAAAAGAAGTGTAAGCTTCATTAATCATTTATATAAACAAATAAGTGACAAAAAAACAGAAAAACTTTTATGAGTAATTTTTATTAACATTAAATTAACCCAGTATTTATTACTGGGTTTTTTATTGTCTTTTTTATCAAATCCTCAGTTCTGAGGCTTCTACAGTATAGACAGCAACACTAGACACGCACACGATTAAATATCATTAGCTAGCACGCTGTCATTTCTATTAACTAACATGAAGATTTAATCATGCCTATTAAAGATCCAAACAATATGAATTGGACGGTTATCGTCTATTTATTTTTTATCACTCTATTAGGTTCACTCGCTAGCTATTGTTACCACATTATGAACGGCGATACGTTCCGCATTGGTACGTTATTGGCGCAAATAGCGGTATCGACATTTGCGGGAGCATTAGTCGTGCTAGGTGCTAGCTATTTTAATTTAGATTTTGAATTAGCAGGCGGTGTGGCGGGTCTAGCCGGTTGGTCGGGCGCAACACTAATTAAAGCGCTGGAAGAACGGTTAATCAAAAAGGCGCGAGGAGATAACTAATGCAACTAACAGAGCATTTTACATTAGACGAATTCACACGCTCAACAATAGCTAGTCGATTGAAAATAGATAATTCTGTACCTGATGATTTAATTCCAAATGTCAAATTAACCGCTACTAAACTGGAATTAGTCAGAAAAGTGTTGGGCAAACCTATTATCATTACGTCTGGTTATCGTTGTCCGTTATTAAATGCACGAGTAGGCGGTGTATCGACTAGCGCTCACACAAAAGGTTTAGCCGTTGATTTCCACTGTGACTATGGCAATCCCAAACAAATTTGCCAACGTTTAATCGATGCAGGCGTTCAGTTTGATAAGCTCATTCAAGAACATAACCAGTGGGTTCATATTGGATTTAGTCCGAGTAATAACCGCCAAATCGTGTTAACTGCGGTAAAACAGGGCGGTAAAACAGTTTACGTCAATGGGTTAGTCTGATGGATAAATTAAAACTACTTTATAAGCTGTCTCCGATAATATTATTAATTATTGTTATTTTTAGCATTTATTTTGCATATAGGTGTTATCAAGATGAAAAAATTGCCAAAGCTTATTTGGATAAACTCCAATCTGAATTTGTTCAATATAAAAACAGCAACAACAATATCAAAAAACTAGAATCTAATATCATAGAGGCTATAAAGCATGGTCAAACTAATACGGATAATCTTCGCAATGATATTGATAATGGTCTTGTCGAGTTGCGCGTCAAAGTCGAATCTGTCGAACGAGGTAGTGCCACCGCCAGCAATACTGCTCAGCAAGCCCTACGACTTGCAAAATCTTCTCAACAAGATTATTACAATCTCACCAACGCCATCAACTACAACAGAACAATAATTGATGGCTGGCAAAAGTATTATTGTCAAGAGATAGCGCCAAAGAATAGCACTGAGTTTATGTGTATAAATTAAAGAAAACCATTATTTTCAGATTTATGGATCATAATGTTGAGCCTAATTTAACTGTAACATTTTGTTTTTCTAGATATTCATCAAGTTTTTTTATTATTAAATTTCTATGAATACCAATTATTTCATTAGTGTTCTTATGATGTTCAATTCCTATGCCAATAAAATGAGCATTGTAGTTATTCTTGTCACCAAATAAAATATATCTATCATGTAAAGGGAAATACATTGCACCTCCGCTCATCCCATTTAACTTAGGTCCTTTTCGTTTAGTTCCGTTATGATTACTTACATTATTTTGATCATACAAACCAACAATTTTTTCAGAGTTAATTTCTTTCAACTTTGATCTTAAATGGAAATATCTTATTGTTTTCATTTTAATTGAGTCGGAATTATATTCTATAAATCTATCCACAGTAGCTTTTGGTGATTTTTTTCCCGATATTGCTCCTTTCGAACGGGAACTCGGGTAACCAATCCAGTGAAAACATTTTGAATTAATTAATGATTCATCAAAATTATTGATATTAAGGTCAAAATATAATTTTCCATCATATAATTCAAAGACATGTATTATAGCAAGGTCAACGTCAGGAATGAATTCAACATTACTGAGTGGATTTGAAAGAATGGGATTGAAACGACCATCGGTCAATAAGAAATAAAGACTTTTTCTTAAGTCTTTAATATTTTCAAGCGCATGTTTTGCTGTTAGTAGGACATAATTATTTCGGTATGTTACTAGTGTTAACGTGGCAATATAATCAAATTGATTTCTATCATGATCTTTGACATATAATGGGAGGATAGCTTTTTGCAAATAATGCCCGTATTCTTTTGATTTTGCTTCTGCTTTTTCATTATCAATCATATTATCAATCATATTAACAATCCTTTTTTATAAAAAATTAATTGATTTCATAGATATTGATGCTAATGATGAATTTATCAATATATGATTTAGAATTTTTATCAATTGAGACTTTAACTACACTAGTATTCTATTTAATCCATTTATCACTTTTTCACACTAAATTAACAAAGGCATAAATATGACAAAGCTCACAGACAAACAGGAGCTGTTTTGTCGTGAGTATTTAATAGATCTCAATGCGACACAAGCAGCAATAAGGGCTGGATACAGCAAAAACACAGCAAGTGAACAAGGCGCCAGATTGTTCGCAAATGTTAAGGTTCAAGGCTATATCCAGGAACTCAAAAAACAGCGCAATGAACGTAACAAAATCGATGCTGACTATGTGCTAAAGCGATTAGTTGAAATAGACCAGATGGATATAGCGGATATTCTCACTCCATCAGGCGACTTCCTCCCTATAAAAGAATGGCCGAGAACATGGCGGATTACATTATCAGGATTGGATATTGCCATTATTGGAAGCGGAGACACTGAAGCGATTATGAAAAAAATTAAGTGGCCAGATAAAACAAAGAATCTTGAATTGCTTGGTAAACATGTGAGCATTCAGGCATTTAAAGAGAAAACAGAAACTACAATTAATATGGCTGATGAAATGGCGTCACTAATGAAGGAGATATCCGACGAGGCAAATTAAATGGCAGAATCGAAACAATACTTTGATGAATTAAAAAAGAACCTCAAAGATAGATTCTGGCGATTAAACCATCTGTATTACATAACAGATAAAACAGGTAAGAAAATTAAATTTAAAATGACACCTGAGCAGCTTGAGTACTTCGAGGGCATGCATACAAGGAATATCATTTTAAAAGCTCGCCAACTGGGTTTTACTACCGAAGTATGTATTATTCAGTTAGACGCCGCATTATTTCAATCTGATAAATGCGCGTTAATTGCTCACAATCTCGAAGATGCTAAAAGGCTATTTAGAGAAAAGGTTAAATATGCTTACGACAATCTACCCGAAATAATCAAACAAGCCAACCCTGCTAAAAATGATGCCGCGCGTGAATTGGTTTTTAATAATGGCGGCTCTGTTTATGTAAACACTTCATTTCGTGGTGGTACATTAAAATATTTACATGTTTCTGAGTTCGGTAAAATCTGCGCTAAATTTCCCGATAAAGCAAGAGAGATTGTTACAGGGGCATTTGAGGCTGTAGCAACAAATTGCTTCATTACTATTGAAAGTACGGCAGAGGGTAAAGCCGGTTATTTCTATGATTACTGTAACACTGCGGAAAAGGCGTTCATTTTAAGCAAGTCTTTATCTGCGCTTGACTGGAAATTCTTTTTCTTTTCGTGGTGGAAAAATCCTTTATATGCAATCAAGCCTGTTGAAAAACTGCCGCAAAGGTTAGTTGATTATTTCGACAAACTTAAATCAAAACACAACATTAATTTAACAGAAGAGCAAAAAGCTTGGTATCACGCTAAAGAGAAAACACTGGGTGATGATATGAAGCGTGAATATCCATCAATACCAAGTGAGGCATTTGAACAATCAATTGAGGGCGCTTATTACGCAAGCCAATTCAGACAATTATATAGTCAAAATCGCATCACAACATTACCCGATAATAGTCATTTGGATGTTTATACATACTGGGATTTAGGTGTGGGTGACTCAACAGCTATTTGGTTTGTGCGTAAGATTGGTGATGAATTTCATATCATTGATTACTATGAAAATAGTGGCGAAGGACTAAGACATTACATGAAGGTGCTTAAGAGCAAAGCGGAAGAGTTTGGCTATCAGTATGCAGAGCATTGGGCGCCTCATGATATTGATAACCGTGAGTTGTCAGGTGATGGTAAAAGCCGAAAACAAATTGCTAAAGAAGGTTATGAAATTGATGGAGAAAAATACAGCATTAACTTTAAAGTCGTTCCCAAAAACAGCGTTGATGATGGTATCGAATCAGTTCGTGAGTTATTACCAATATGTGCATTTGATTCAGACAGATGTGCGCAAGGTATTGCTAGTTTAGAAGCGTATCGTAAAGCGTGGGACGATAAAAATGGTTGTTGGCGAGATAAGCCGCTACATGACCATACATCACACGCCGCTGACGCATTCCGTTATTTTGCTGTCGCTAACCGTAATAGACGAAAACGAACCGCAGGGTTATTTATGAGGTAATAATGAATTATTCAACATTTACAGATGAGCAGCTAATGGCGTCTGTTCAATTTGCTATTAACAGCAGTCAAGACATTAGTAGACAAAGATTAGCATATGCATCATCAGGGTTAGTTAATAATACAAAGCGAGCATTTATCGACCGTGAATTTGGTTATCCTGAACATCTAACATTTAGTGATTTTTATAATGTATATAAAAGAACAGGTGGCGCTCGTGGATTTGTGGATAGGTTAACAGATATTTGTTGGTTAGATTACCCTAAGTTCATTGACGGTGATATTCGAGAGCAAGACTCAAAACTAACAAAGTGGGAAAAAATTGTAACGGATCTATTTAATGATAAATTGTGGCTATCAATAGTTGAGGCTGACAAACGAGGTATTGTTGGTCGTTATTCTGCATTAATTATTCAGTTACGAGACGGTCAAACATGGGATAAGCCTGTTGATACCGAAGTTATAAACCTATTATCACCTCAAGATGCTATTGTTAAGTTAATTCCTGCATGGGAATGTCAATTAAAACCATACGAATGGAATCAAGACGAGACTGACGCAAATTATGGTCAAGTTACGATGTACCAGTTTGACGAGTCGTCAATCAATAATCAATCTGGTAAACCTCAAATATCACGCAAAATCCATCCCGACAGAGTATTTATACTAAATGAAACATCAGTAATTAATTCAATTGACGATGGAGAATCTCAATTAGAGGTTGGCTATAACGATTTATTGGACATGATGAAATATTCAGGTGGTGGCGCTGAAGGGTTCCTCAAAAATGCTAGCCGACAGGTTCATGTTAATTATGATGCCGACACTGACATGGAAGAACTTGAGAGAGAATTACGTAGGCGTGGTTTTGAACAACCAGCGGATGCGTTAAATAAACAAATCTCCTTGCTAAATTCAGGTACCGATAGCGCATTAATCACATCAGGTGCTACAGCAAACATATTATCAGTTGCACCAGCAGACCCAAGTTCTGGGTGGACAGTTTCAGCAAACAGCTTTGCTGCGTCAGTCAGAATGCCATTTACTATTATTTTTGGTCAACAAACTGGTCGATTAGCTTCTGACGAGGATAAGGAAGATTACGCCAAGCGTGGTATTTCCAGGCGCAATAATTTTCTAACACCTTTGATTAAAGACCTTGTTAATAAACTAATTCAATTAAGAGTTATTGAGCCTCTACATAATGACACACTCACCCTTAAATGGTCAGATTTATTAGCCCCTAGTCAAGCGGAACGAATAGAAATCATGCTGAAAATGTCTGATGTCAACGTTAAAGCACAGCAATCTATGGGTATTCCTGTATTTACGCCAAATGAAATACGAGAGGCAGGAGGCTATGAGCCTGACCCTGATTTAGAGGATATCGATATTGAAGAAACCGAAACTGATACAACCGATACCAAAGAATCCAATATTACCGAGAAGTAAAACCAATCCCACCTTATCAAACAAACAAATCCTCCAAATGCGTAGCGAGATTAAAAGACGCTACAAAACAATAAAACAAGCAACCATTGAATATGTTCAGCAAAGCTTAACTGGTTTTGTTCAAGAGCCTACAAAGTCAGCGGTATTTATAAAAGATACGTTATATGTGGTTAATGCTGATTATCGTTATTTAATTGATGGAAATCAGTTAGCCAGAGTACTAACTCGTATTCAAGAGATTGTTGATGAAAGTTTGGTTGATGGAGGGATTGAGAAGTTTTGGGCTGGTAAGTTTGTTGTTGACATGTATAAAACCGGTATTAACCGGACATTTCATAATTTATCGGCTCAATCACCAGTTTATACACAAGCTACCTCATTGGAATCACTATTATTTAGTGATGCATATATTCGCAGGATTGGACTTGCCTATACAGCAACATTTAATGACTGGAAAAGCGTTGCTGATGATTTAAAGGGAGATTTAGGCAACGTTCTAAGTAACGTTGTAGCAAGAGGGATTAACCCAAGAGAAACCGCCGATATTATCAGTAAACGAATTGATGTCTCATATAGTAAAGCTAAGGCTATTGCTCAAACCGAACAAGTAGGCGCATTACGTCAAGCTACATGCGATGAAACTAAACGAGTTCAGGAGGAGCTAGGATTAAAAACAGGCTTGCTTCATCTATCTGCGTTAAAACCCAATTCCAGAGCTACTCATGTTGATAGGCACGGTAAAGTTTATACTGTTGAGCAGGTCCAGGAGTGGTATGACGAAAATGGTAATCGATTTAATTGCTATTGTGCGCAAGTAGCTGTCCTTCTCAATGATAAAGGGGAGCCTTATAACAAGGCATATATTGAGCGTCTTCAAAATGACGTTAATGAATGGAAAAGTCAAAATGATAAAGGTGTTATCAATCCTGATTTTGCTTCTGTTGAGGAGATAAATAAATGGGCTTCAGGTAAACTCACACAAATATGTAAAATACCATCTAATGTAGACTTTGATGAGTTGACTCAATGTATTAAATTGGTTTCTGAACTTCAAAAAAGGTTTAACTTACCTAAATTTAGGTATATTGGTTCGTTAACTGCAGATGTTTATACTTATCAGCAAGATGAGAAAATGATAGCTGCCTTCGCACCTGAAGTTAATTCATTACTTATTACCCCAAGAAGCCTAAGTCGTAAAGATATTTTAAATGATGATATAATAAGCAGAACGGCTAATTACAAAGCGTTAAGCCTTAATGTTGCGGAATATGCTAATCATAAAACATTAAAAAATATTATAAATCAAATGGAATATTTACCTTGGCATGCCGTACCAACACCTAGAGGTGTTTATGCGCATGAGATGGGGCATGTTTTACACAAAAAATATGGCATCCAACTTGAAGAAATAGCTAGAGAGGGGTGGTATGATGGGTGGGCATTTGTCTTAAGCAAATATAGCCAAAAAGAAATTGACGAATTTATAGCTGAATCATTTTCATTATTTATTGAAGATAAGCTTGAAGCCAAAAAACGATTATATCCACCATTATTTGAGTTTTTTAACTTAATCGATAAGGCAAAATAATATGAGCAAAGAGCAAGAATTAATAAAACAAGCTGAAAAACTCGCTTTACTCCCTTCTTCTGAAAATCCCGTTGAAAGGCTTAAGGAATTACTAAAAAATGAGGCTGATTATCATATGGGGGCAAGAGTTGCTGCATTTTTTTATATAGCCGTTGAAGAAAACCTGTTTGGTAAAGAGAAAAATAAATTAATCAATCAAGGTAAACGACTTATTAATACTTATCCGCTTCCAGATGATGCCGAAGAACAGTTGGATGAACTTATAAGTCTTGCTAGTAGCGATATTGAAAAGCTCGAATTGGAAGGTATTAGTAATATATTATTTCGTAAGCGAAATAATGTTGTTAAAAAATATTAAGAAGTAAAAACATGATAAACCAACGAACCGCCCTCTGGCGGTTTTTTTATATCTAAAATCCACATGAGGTAAAGCATGACACTCAAGAGTGTAAATGTTTTATCTGTCGTCAATAGTAAATCCAAAATATCTACACAAATCATCGACGGTAAAGAACACATTGTTATCAATGATGTGGTCCCTATTGTCGATGATATTGTCATGAATGGAATTTTCTATCCGTCAGATGAAATCAACAAATCGTACATGACATTGAATGACAATTTAATGCCATTGGATCACCCCCGTATAAATAATGAAAATGTTTCAGCACTAAATCCACAAGCCATTAATAACTATTACATAGGTGCATGGGGACGCAATGTCCGCAAAGTAGGCGATAAGGTCCTAATGGACGCCTATATCGACAGAAAGTTTGCAGAAAGCACAGAAAAAGGACGGATGCTAGTTAATCGGCTTGATGACATGATGAGTGGAAAAAACACTACACCTATTCATGTATCAACAGGGTTGACTTATCAAGCAGATCACCAATCAGGCACATCTAAAGGCAAACGGTATTCATCAATAGCAAGAAATATGAAGTTTGACCATGTTGCAATCCTGACCGACAAACAAGGTGCAGCAACACCAGAGGATGGTGTAGGTATTTTCGTTAATTCAAATGGAGAAAAAACACCACTTGAAACTGTGAGTCTTGCTGATTGCACGGAAGAACCGCTAACCAATGTCATTAAACAAACAATTAAAGATGTTTTTAAAACATTTCAATTTAATAAAAAAGAGGAATACGACCCAATGAAAGAAAAAATCTTACTAGCACTGAATGCAGCAGGCGTGAAAACTGATGGTTTATCAGATGAACAACTCCTTGCTGCTTATAACGAGCAAACAGCTAAAAAGGCAATTGATGAAAAGAAAGCTGCTGATGATGAAGAAAAGAAGAAAAAGGCAGATGAAGAGCAGAAAAATGCAACTAATGCTCAAGCACCTGACTGGGCTAAATCATTGCTAGCAGACGTTGCCGCATTGAAAACCGCAATAAACACAAGCACTGAAAAAGAATTATCGGTTAAACGTGACGCTGTTAAGACTAAATTTAACATGTCTCAAACTGCTGTAAATGCATTATCTGGTGAACCACTAGATGCACTTTATGCTCAATGTGTTTCTACTGCGCCTATTAACGGTGGCTTTGCTAATAACAGTAACAATTCATTATTAAACATGGAGGCTCCAGAGTAATGATTAGATTTAAAACCGTGATTGGTGGTCCAGCACGTAAAAATGACCCACAAACAATTGACCTTTTAACAGGTGAAGCCATTACTCCTTGTTCTTTGGTTGCTGTAGTTGACAATAAATTAATGAAACATTCGTCAGCAGGTGAGCAAACACAAGCGTTAATCATCACAAACGATTACTTAGGTGGTCATGACATCCGCCATGATGTACCGGCTGACACTTCAGGAATTGCGTTTATTTGTGAAGATGATGTTACCTACCATGTTTTAGTAAAAGCAGGTGAGGCATTAACTGTTGGTGACAAATTAACATCAAATGGTGATGGAACACTTAAAAAAGCAAGTGGTGGTGACGCTGTTATTTTCTATGCTTTTGAAAATTACACAGTAGGCGCAACCGCTGAACAAGTTCGAGTTCGTAAAGCTTAAGGAGCAATAATGAAGAACGAAAAGATTATTTTTAATAAAAAATTAATTACAAATAGCACACAAGTGGCAATCGCATGGCAACAACTAAATGCTAACCGTCAGATTTTTAATAACGGTCAAAACCAATTAAGTGCAATGCATGGCAGTGCAATAAAGGCTAACCAAGCAGCAGTCATAACAGAAGAGTATTGGCGTGAGGTCGATAATATTACTACTCGTGTTATTCGTGATGATGAAGGCGCGCCTTTATTAGATGATTTATTATCGCTAGGCTCGCCTATCTCAATCGGTAAAACGGTTGCGTTATATCGCGTATCGAGCGATGCAGGTCATGTTAATCGCTCAATGTCAGGGCAAGAGCCAGAAACACTGGATAAAGTCGTATACGACCATTATGGCGATCCCATTCCAATTTTCTCAACTGGTTATTCTCGTGAATGGCGAGAGTGGTTAGGTTTGCAAACTGAAAATATTGACGCAATGGCAGACGACCAAGAGGCAACAACATCCGCCATTCGTCGAGACATGGCGCAATACATCTTAAATGGTGATGATAAAATCAAAGTCCAAAACTATCAAGCCAGAGGTATTACAAACCATGAGAACACTAATCAAATTGATTTGAGTGCATCAGGTTTTAATATCGATTTAACATCAGATGCTACTAGTAATGATGACATCATTAAATTCTTTACGAAGGATTTTGTGAAACCACTAGATGATAATCTTGTATCTGAACAATTAAAAATCTTCATTTCACCAGAAATTGACAGACGTTTAAATGTACCTTATTCAAATTCAAATGGGTTTAAGGAAGGAACAGTAAAAGATTATATTCTTAAGTATGCAACTCATATCGGCTCATTTACGAAAACATTTGAGTTAAAAGGCAATCACTTTATCGGTTACGTTCGCAACTCTCAATATATTAAAACTCGTATTGCCGCTCCAATCGGTTCGTTTATGAAACAACGTATTAATCCACACGATAATTACCAAACTCTTATTTGGTCAGCATTCGGCTTACAAATTAAGAGAGATTTTAATGGTAAGAGTAAAGTATTTAACGCTAAGGGGTAATTGATGAAATTAAGAGTAACGAAATGCGGCTGTTATGGCCGCATAGATGGTGAGATTGCAGAACTTCCTGTTGGTCATGAATTCACAGCTAAAGAGATACCTCCTGCTTTTGTTGGTCGGGTTATTGTTTTAGAGCAGGGAACAAAGCCTAATACTCCACCAAAAGTCCCTCTCATCGTTATAGTAAACGGCGAAGAAGTTAATTTAGCGAACATGAGTGGCAAAGATCTTGCTGAATTTGCGAAACAGCATGAATTAACATCTCAACAATCCAAAGAAACTGTCCCTAATTTTGCTAAACGACTCAAAGAAGAGTTTGAAGCCAAATCAAGCGGCACAGAGGAGTAATCTATGGCCCAGCTAATCAATAAAAGTGAAATTAAATCGTTTATAGACGAGCTGGGTTTTTCTATTCCTGACTCGATGTTAGAGCTATTAATACAGCAAGTGAGCAAGCATGAACCTTGTTTACTGCAGTACGGCGAAGTCACGGCGAAACTTCTGGCGTTATATTCGGTTGCTCGATTAGCGTCATTATCAGGAGCTAGGAAAATAGCATCTCAAAGCGCACCAAGTGGCGCTAGTCGATCATTCAACTACGATAGTAGTGGTACTGATTACTTGTTAACTCAAATTCGTGCTTGGGATAAAAATAACTGTTTATCTGATTTGCCATTGAGCGGTAAGAGAACTGGATTTTTTGCAGTAGTAAGGGGAACGTAATGAGTAGTGTTGCCCGTTGGACTTATACAGCTAAAGCTACAATTTGGCGTGTCGATGGTGAAAATGAATATGGTACTAAAACATTTCACCCACCAGAATATATCGATTGCAATTATGGGTTAGATTCGGCTATCGCAGAATCAGCAGGAGTGGGAAGGGGTTTTGTTGCTAAAAATACTTTTTGGACTGAGTATGCGAACGCTAATCAAGGTGATTACATTCTCATTAGTGAATCATCAGAGTTAGACCCAATCAAAGCCGGCGCTTCTGAAATCAAACATATCACACGCTATGCGGATACATTCGAACGACTAGCCGATGATTATGCGCTCATGACGGGAGTTTAGTATGGCGGTAAAAGGTGTTTCAGAAGTTAATAAAAACATTCGGAACAAACTAAATGAAATAGCTAACATCAGAAGCGCCAGAATCATACAACAAGTAATGATTACTGGCATGACGTTTGTATCTCCAATCACACCTATGGATATGTCTAATCTAATTAATTCACAGTATAGAGAACTCATACCAATACCTAAAGGTTGGAAGGGTAGAGTTGGCTACACAGCGAATTATGCTGCTTATGTAAATAATGCAAAAGGCACATCAAAAGGGAAAAAACGGACTGGGAAAAAATCTCAAGGTAATTATTGGGACCCACATGCAGAGCCTGATTTTATCAATAAAGGCTTTGAACGTGACGGGAAAGAAGCGATTAAACAGGTAATAAGGGATGGCTACAAGATATGATTTCAGATACATATAAATCAATTAAGGAGTGGCTAATTTCTCATGATTTGTTAGATGGATATACATTGCAATTTCTGAAGTGGGTCGAAGTCAAAAACACTAAGACTGCTAAGTATATTGTCATTATTCCTGCTGGAGGTGGTGACGCAAATGAGGCTTTAACTAGGGATTTTTTTAGGTTTGTAATCATTTCAGCAATTAACGATTCAAATATTGTCGCTGTTAATGATAGAGCGGATGAAATCAGACAATCAATGCTTGATGATTTTCAAATAAACAACGTTATTTCAATGACTCCGATCAGTGGAATAACACAATCAAACACAGAAGAGGGGCGGTTTGTTTTTGAATTTACTGCTCAATTAATTATATCAAGATAAAAGAGGTAAAAATGGCTAAAAGTAATGCAGGTACAGGTCGTAAGATTGCTGTTTATTATGTAATCGGAAACCCAGATACAAAACCAGCCGAAGCTGATTATAAACGGCTTGGGATGATTAGAGGAAAAACGAGAGGTGTTAACTGGAACACAATTGATATAACTGGCGATACGTCACCAGATAATACAACTGAATCTTTGGTAACAACTAAAGAAAAAACAGTATCGTTTGATGGTATATCACGAGGTGATGACATTCAAAATCAAGGTGCTTTGTTGGATCATGTTGAAACTCCTTCACAGGACACTGACGGACAACCTTACGCCTGGATTAAAATTGTCAATCCAATTATTAACAGAGTACTTGAAGGTTGTTATCTTCTGTCATCGTTAACGGAAGAATACCCGTACGATGATGTTTGTACGTGGTCAATCGAAGGCACAAGTGCAGGTGACATTACAAGAACAGTCATTACACCAGTAAACACGAGAAAATCTTAATATGAAACCAGTAATAACAGATGTGGGTCAATTTGCAATTCATGTTAACGAAGTTGATTACTTATTTACTCCCTCATTTCTTAACATGACAAAACTAGGTGATCCAGAAAAGATAGTTAAAATTTTTTCTACAATCTTCGGTGAGATAAATAACTTTAATCTCAATCAGGTTATGCAATATGTAGATAAAACACTTGAGGCTTGTTGTGAGACGGATTGCTCTGTTATTACTGGTTATATTAAAGGTGAAGATAAACTAATTAATATTGAGCCACTAATACCTGTTGAAGATAAGCTTGTACTTGCTCAGCATTTATTAAAGCATGGATTAATCGGCGAAATTCCTCCTAAGAAAAATAATGATGATACGGACTATAGCAATGAGTTCCATGCCAAAAAATTTGTTTATTTAGCTGTGGCACATTTAGGAATGAGAGAAAGTGATGCGTGGAATATGTCAATGACAGCATTTCAAGAGGCTATGGAAGCTAAATTTCCATCACCTAAAAACGACATTGTTAGTCAAGATGATTATGATTCTGCTATGTCATATGCAGACTCAGTTGTCGGATTAAGCTGTTAAATCACGGTATTCCAAAGATATTAATAGTTTCCTTTATACACATTGATTAACCATAAATCCATTATGAACCGCCTTCTGGCGGTTTTTTTACACCCATTTCAGCTACTACAAAATTTTATGCCTAAGTGGCTGTTTATTTTTGAATGGCATGAGGTAAAAATGCAAAATTTAATAAAATCAGAAGAAATAGTGATAATTGAAAATGAAAAACCTTTGACAACTACTTTACATATAGCAGATGGCACAAATGGAAATCACAGAGCAATTATCCAATTAATCAGAACACATATACATCACTTTAATAGATTCGGCAGGGTGCAATTTGAAATGCGACCCTTTGAGACCAACGGAGGCGTTCAGTTAAAAAGAATTGCATTATTAAATGAGCAACAAGCAACCTTTTTAATGACTTTAATGAGAAATACAGAAAAAGTTGTTGAATTTAAGTGCGTTCTTGTTGAAGCCTTTTTTAAAACCAAAGAGTATTTGAATAATAAATCATGGGATTTAGCTCAAATATATTCAAAATTAACAACTCAGTTGGATTTGGAAAAATCAGATGCAAGTTTAGCGGGTAGCATTTTGGGTAGCTATAAAAAGAAACGAGATTTACTTATTGATGCTATTAATGAAGTTGAAAAAGCTATGCAACCTTGTCTGGCTTTCAATTAATAAAGCCTTCATCTTCATTATGAAGACGCAGTTAACAGAATAACCGCCATCTGGCGGTTTTTTTATATCTAAAATTCAATGAGGTTATTATGTCATTTGAAGCAGGTAGTATTTTCTACACAATTGAAGCTAAAACAGGTGCTTTATTAACTGCCGATAAAGAAGTTTCAGATTTTAATAAACGGGCACAAGCGGGATTTGAAAAAACCAGTGCCGCAATGAGTAAACTCACAACTATTGCTAAAGCAGTATCAGCGGCACTTGTATCTAGTACAGTAATTGCATATGCTCAAAGTTGGAACGAGCTAGAAGACCGTATTCAAAACACTGGTGCTACAGCATCGCAAACTAAAGATATCCTAGACCAGTTATTAGCTACCTCCGACCGAAATGGTAGAACGATTGAGGAGTCGTCAGAGTTGTACATTCGCCTTTCAAACTCAATGGGAGAATTAGGCTACAGCACTCAAAGCACCTTGTCTTATATTGACACCCTTTCTAACCTATTAACAATCAATAAAACAAGTTCGGTGGGTGCAGAATCAGCAATAAACGCATTAACTAAAGCTCAAATGAAAGGTAAATTAGCAGGCGTTGAAGCGATGAGTGTTTTTAATGCAATGCCGAGCATATTAAAAACATTGGGTAAGCAGCTAAAGAAAACTGAAACAGAAGTCAGACAATTAGCAACAGACGGCAAATTATCAATGTCGCAATTTACAGATGCGATGATTGCTGCTCAAGAAGAAACCGCCGCACTAGCCGATAACATGCGTAACACGGTTCAGGATGGGATTAATCGTGTAACCAACAATCTCAAAAAATATTTAGGAGAGATGAACAACTCCACTGGCGCAACCAAATTACTCGTTGATTCGCTGATTCTGATGTCCGAGCATGTAGATGTTTTGGTAACAGGTGTTGGCGCACTAGCGGCGATTTATGCAGGTAAATATATCACGTCATTAGCAAACGCTACTAAACAGAGTGCTGAGAAAGTGATTGAAAATATCAAACTAGCAACATCTGAACGAAATCTAGCAAAAGAAGAGCTTAGATCGCTTGAGGTTGAAGGCAAAAAATTAACAGCTCGACGCAATGAATTAGTTGCTTTAAAATCTGTCACAACATCAAAGATTCAATTAGCAGCAATAGAAAAACAACTTAGTAATATCGATAAACAGCGAACTTTGTTGATAGATAAAGAAGCAGCAGCGCAAGCAAAACTAGCATCTGCAACAAAGCTATCTACTCTTGCAGCAAATGGTTTAAAAAGTGCCATGGCTTTGTTAGGTGGCCCTGCGGGTCTACTATTACTTACGGCTGGTGCGCTAGTAACATGGTCGAGTAAAGCAGCAGCAGCGAAACAAAAGGCTTTAGAGTTAACTGATGAAGTGGCAGCTTTAGCAGAAAAATACAAGGGTTTATCTAAAGCACAAAGAGAAGCGTTTGCTATAGATTTAAAGAAACAAATTTTTGAACAGAATAAGGCAATAGAAAAACAAATAGAAGATATTGAAAATATCAATAATAAATTGAAAATCAATAAAAAAGAGGGGAAGGATGTATATGGTGACAATGCTTCATTAGAGGAAAGAAAAAAATCTTTAGAAAAAATATTAGCCGTAATGCAGGAAGGCTTCAATAAAGCAGTTGATCTCTTGGACGAAGTTATCGTAAAAAACCATGAGGCTGCTGACTCAACCGATAAAGTTGCAAAAAGCACAAACAACTTATCAGACAGTTTAAATAAAACAACCCAATCTAAAATTGATGAAAAAATAAAGTCTCTTTCAACTGAGCTTGAAATTTCAGAAATGAAGCTTAGCGGAGCTAAAAAAGCTGCTTATATTTATGAAAGCGCTTTAAGTGAATTAGGAGATGAATCAGATAAGTATAAAGTTGCTTTATTGGGGCTAATTAACGGAACAGCTGAATGGGCTGACATGTCAGACGAAGTAAGAAAAACATTAGAGCCTTTACTTAAAGCATACGGAGATCTTTTTGATAAAAATGAACAATTGAGCGCAAGCAATAAAAAAGGGCGAAGCTCAACAAAATCTTACGCAGAAGAAACTAAAAAATTAAAAGATGAACTTCAGCTTTTACAGCAATCTTACGGAAATAGTAGCGCTGACGCTCAAATATTTAGACTAGAACATGAAACAAACACTAAAATAATCGGGAAAGAGCGCGAAAAATTAAAAGAGCTTTTCGATCTAATGGATGGTTATAAAACCATTGATCAACTTAAAAACCCATTACAATTTGAGGAGGATAGTTACAACAATGCTAAAACAGCCTTAGATGATTGGTTCCAGAAAAATCCCACCAAATATTCAGATTATTATTCAAAACTCGAACAGTTAGAAAAGCAGCATCAAATCAATTTAGCTAAAATAAAATCTGACGCGACAGTATCTAAAATTGATGATGCAGTAGCTCAAGTTGATCCCGTACAAGCCCTGCAAAATGAAAATGCCCGAAAATTAGCATTGATTCAAGAATTCGAAAAACAAAAATGGATTACTGAGCAAAACGCTATTGCACTCCGTGAAGCCGCAAATAGGCAATATGAGCAAAACAGAATTAATGCGCAGTGGGAAATCTGGCGAAATCAAAGCGATGCTAACGAGTTTTTAGCTTCTTCATTAGAGGGACTAGCAAGTAGCGCTACAAGCACGATATCAGGTCTGATGTCTGGCACTATGACAGCAACACAAGCAATGCAAAATTTTGCTAATGTGATATTGAATGAAGCAATCGGCTCACTCGTTCAAATGGGTATGCAGTACGTCAAAAATGCAATTGTCGAGCAATCAGCATCTGCGGCAGCAACAGCAGCGCACATCACAGAAGCTGAGGCATTAGCAATTGCATATCAGCCCGCAGCAATGTTAGCATCAATAGCAACGCAAGGGGCTGCAGCGACCATTGGCGCGGAATCGTATATGACCGCGTTAGGAACAATGAAAGCATTTTCAATAGCAGGTGCACGTAAAAATGGCGGACCTGTTGATGCCAATAACGCCTATCGTGTCGGTGAAGATGGCAAACCAGAGATTTTCATGCAGGGCGGACGACAATATTTAATACCCGGCGAGAATGGGCAAGTGTTAAGCAATCGTCAAATCACTTCTGGCAATGCAAATATACAATGGAGCTTTGTTGTCGAAAACTACGCAAGTAATGTTGAAGTAAGTCAACCGTCTATCGATGTAGAAAACAGAATTATCAGGATGGCTGTAAAACAAGCTGAACAAAAAATATCAGAAAGTATAAGCAATCATTCTGGTGACGTCTGGAACGCGATGTCTAATTCAACAAATGTTCAGTCTAAATTGTAAAAGTGATATAATATATAAAAAATATAAGGTATTAAAATGAAACAAATTGAAGATGATTATTTTTTAGATGTTGACGATAAAATGCTTGAATATCTTGAATTAGAGAGCGCTAAATGTGTTGACTCTATAGAACAATCAATATCTATTAATAAGGAAAATAGTTACAAACTTCTTAGCCTTTTAATTGTAGGAGTTGGAGCATCATTTTTATTGATAACCCAATCAGATAAAGTCGATTTTTTTACTTTGTTATTATTAATTTTTTGTACTGGTTGGACTATTTGTCTTGTATTGCTAGCTGTCTTTTGTTTAAAACCCCAAAAAAAACCAATATTAGGCAATTCACCCTTAGATTTATACAGCGAGTATTACAAAAAATTAGAAGATTATAATAAGTTATCTATATTACGTCGATATAAGTTATCTACAACAGAAGATATTATTAATATTTTAATTGAAGAAGATGATCGTATCGCGCGGTGGTTAGATAGAGTGATAATTTTGTCTGTTATCACTCCAATTACATCAATTATTTTTTCTTTTCTTGTTCATTACCTACAAATCTTGGCACAGGCTTAGGTGATGGTTGTTGTTCTTTTTGTTTATTCATTGTTAAATCCTTATGTACGTGAGAGCGTAAAATTTTAAATCTTGTACGTGAGAAATGCAAGAACACCCACCTAGTGTGGGTTTTTTATTGCCCAAACCTCTTAAATAACATACCATTACCCAAAAAAAGGAGATGGTATGAAACAAATTATTTTTAGCTTGTTGTTTTTTTCGTTTTGTTCTAATGCAATGGATGAAAATCATATACAATTTAAAATTGATTCTTGTAAATCTATAGCTAATAAAGATGAACGATTAAATTGTTACGATGCTTTATCTAACGTTGAAACTATTATTATACCAACTGAAGGAATAGGTAATTGGGCAATTTTCAAAGATAAATCACCAGTAGATGACAGTGTATCGATATATTTAAATTTGGATGCAAATGATTATATTGATGTTAAATATAAAAAATTTAAACCGAATCTAACTATAAGATGTAGAGAAAATGCGACATCAATTTTTGTTAATTATGGCATCTTTTTAGGTGATAAATCTATCAAACCTGTAACCAGACTTGATTCCGAAAAAGCGGTCTCAGATATCTATTGGGGTACGTCTACTGATCATCAAGCTATTTTTTATGATAGTTTATTGGGTGAAGGAGAGGCATCAATAAAATTTATTAAAGAATTATTAGATAAAAATAAATTTTTCATTCGCGTTATTCCTTATAATGAAAAACCAGTAGATGCCACGTTCGACTTGTCAGGACTTGATGAGGCTATAAAGCCATTAAGATCTGTTTGTGGTTGGTAAAAAACAATTATTATTAATTTAAACCCTCTAATGAGGGTTGTTTAATTTATTATTAATCAACATGAACGTAAAGTCCTTTATCTTGCCTTTCAAGACTTAACCCAAATAATTCATATATGCTAAGTACGGTTTTATTTGCGTTTTCAAACATATTATAGTCAGAAAGTTCGCCTTGATTAAATAAATTTGTTAATTCTAAAAAGCATTTACCAAGATCCTTTAGAAGTGATGATAATTTTGTAGTTTTAAGTAAATCTAAAAGTGACGATGAATATAACTCAGGTGATATTTCTATCGCACTAATATAACCAAAAGCGTAACCATATAGGCTAGTAATTAATTTAATTCTTTGAGTAACATTAAAATGCATATCATCCAGTGATAAAATACCGGTTTTATATTTTTTTACAAAAAATTCAATTTCTTTTGGAACTTCTATTAATGCTGTTTCAAGATTATATAAATCTTTTTTGATTAATTCAGGAGTTGCAGTTTTAGAGGACATATGATTTGCCAGAAATTCAGACCATGATTTAATTGATGTCATTAATATAGAATTATCATATTCATCTACTAATTTTCCAGCATCAAATTTGCATTCGTTTTTTTCATGCACATGAATTAACTCATGATGCATCATATGTATAATGTTACTTATATTATCAAATGAAATTGATCCGTCTTTGTTAAATAACTCATAGAAAAAAGTTATATTTAAGACTAAAGTAAATTCAGAATATAATCCTGTGTTATCTAATTTTGGCTGCAACTGTGCTATTGCTGTTACATGCTCATTATTAGTATATGAAGATGATTCATAACCGTACTCCTTGGCAATTTCATCTAGAGCTGTTTCAAAATCATAAGTTATTAATATTTTCTTGAGTTTTGAAATATTCAATTTATATTCTTTTTCTAACTCCTTTATGACAGTGGAGGTAAAATTACCTATCAGGTTAGCGGTATTTTCATCACCAAAACCTTTTAAAGATATGATTAAATCGTTTTCCATAATTTCATCCATTTAATAATCTAATTTAGTTAATTTATTTTAACTTAATTTAAATTTTCATAGCTATAACTAAAATGTATTATTAATCATTTTGCCCTGATTTACTTGTTGACTTGATATAATGATTTAATATATATTCTAAAAAGGTGCTCAAAACACCACACAGCGAGCGGAAACCGCACCCGACAGATCAGCGGTATTTTTATGTCCAGATTTTATGGTCGGGAGTGCGACTAATACAATACCCGTAAGGGAAATACGTCCGCTGTCTCGTTGCAGTTTTGAGCTCCTGATCGCCCACTCAAAATGGGATAATTATAAAATCAACGAGGATGTAGAAATGTCAAACTTATCAATTTTTAACTTTAAAAATTCCCCTGTTCGCACTACTGAAATTAATAATCAAATATGGTTTTTAGCTAATGATGTTTGTTCTATTCTTGAATATAAGAATCCCAGAAAAGCAATAGCTGATCATTGTAAATCAAAGGGTGTAACAAAACGGTACACCCCTACATTATGTGACGTAACGAAACGTGACACCACATCAAAAGCTAGAAAATCTCAAGAAATGGTTTATATTAATGAGCCAAATTTATTTAGATTGATTATAAAAAGTAAACAGGAAAAAGCTGTATTATTTGAAGAGTGGGTTATGGAAGAGTTATTACCAACAATCCGCAAGACTGGCAGTTACTCATTAACAATTAATGCCGAACAACAACAGCAAATCCAGCAGGCGGTAAACGAGCGAGTTTATCGAACAGGTGAAAGACATCAGGCTGTTTATTCAAAGTTTCATCAGCAATTTAGGATACCACGTTACCAAGATTTACCTGCGTCTAAATTTGATGAGGCTATTCAATGGTTAGGTGGTGTGCACGCTCGCAGTGGATTGTCTGATGATGATTGGTATGACTTAGCTTGGCTTTATAAAGTAGCAGATAGAATGCGTTCTCAAATAGAATTAGTAGAACCTGCATTACGAGCATTAGATTCTAGTTTTGTCAGTGCGTTTCACTCAATGGCAATCGAGTACAAACGAAATTTACGTAGTGCAAAATTAATCATTGAGCGAGAAACAGCGCATATTAAAGCAAAAAATATAATAGACAAATGGAATAGGGTTTTAGCTGTAATTAGACATCATTAGGTAATTAACCCTTTTTTTACCGACAAATATAATTCATTTAAAATCAAATAATTATAAATGGGTGTGAAAAAAGGGTTTTTGGCTACAAATTGGTTATTATTCTTTTTCTGAACAAAGTTTATTGTGTATAATGTTCTAGTTTACTGCCGCATAGGCAGTTTAGAAAAAGTCATCTCGATACTCATCAGCAGCATCACCGTTTACTGCCGCATAGGTAGTTTAGAAAGAACTGTTTTGCAAAAATTAAATTTTGCCCATGTTCACTGCCGTGTAGGTAGTTTAGAAATCTGTACCTAGCCCATCTTCTTCTTTTAATATGTTCACTGCCGCATAGGTAGCCAAAAATTCACACAAACCACCTACGGGTGGTTTTTTATTGCCCAAACCTCTTAAATAACATACCATTACCCAAAAAAAGGAGATGGTATGAAAAGAATTGTATTACTAGGTTTGGCTTGCTTTGCGTTGTATGGTTGCGGTGACGATAAGGTGACAAAAGAGTATCTTGTTGGTGACTGGCGATGTAATTGGGAGTCCTTTGAAAGAATGGATAGTGGACGAGAAGAAAGCTATGGAGAAGCTATAGATAGGGCTGAGTATATACGTACACTTAAAATAGTTGATGACAAATTATATACAGTTTTGGACAATGGGGAATTAGAATTATATGATATAGATAAAATATACAATAACCCCACACATGAATTTTTAGAAAAAGATCATACATTTAGCGGCACACAAAAATTAGAAAAAATCAATAATGATAAATATCAATTTGTGATTGCTTCAGATTTTAAAAAAAATTCAAATAAAACTAATGTAATAGATATTAGAAATAAAGAGGTTACTATTTGCACAAGAATAAAATAATCATCTATTGATTAAAATAAATTCAACCCTCTAATGAGGGTTTATTAAGTGTGATTTTAATTTGTTTTAACGCTTTTTCTTACGTTCTAAATATTCTGGTACGATGATTTGATGAATATATGTCATTAAATCCATGTTATTTTCATTTGCATTTAGTATAAGTAAATCATATTGCTCTTTTGGCAGACTAATAGAAAAACTAACGTTATCATCATCCTTATTTATATCTATTAATTCTGAAGTATCACCATAAGCAAGCCAAGAAAAAGGGACACTCAAACAGTTAGCAATCTTTGAAATTATATTTGCTCTAGGTTTATTTATTCCCGCTTCATATCTGGATATTTGAGCAGCGGCTATCCCCGTGAGTTTTGATAATTCCTCTTGCGAATAACCTAATTGTGCTCGTCGTTGAATTAATCTTTTAGAAAAAGTATCATTATTTATCATAAATAGTATTGAAATGTATTGACATGGTTAATTGTTAATATTAGTATACTATACATTACATGACACTTTAATACATTTTATTATCAATCATGAAAATTAGGAAAAGCATATCTTTAATAAATAATCATAATGATTTTTACAAAAAAATTAGTGCTAAATTACAAAAAAACGAAAATGGATGTCATGAATGGACTGGGGCAAAAAATTATGATGGTTATGGTGTAATTTGGTTTGAAGGGTATTCATGGGCTACACATAGAGTTGCTTATGAATTAGCAAATGGAGCGATACCGCAAAATAGTGAAAAATTTTGGGTATTGCATAAATGTGATAATCCTTCTTGTTGCAATCCAGAGCATCTATATGTTGGTTCTCCATCCGATAACGCTAAAGATTGTGCAGAAAGATGTAGAAAAAGTGTTGGATGGAGATTATGGGCAAGCAAAAATCCTGATTTCAATCCCAAAAGGAAGGTGGGCACAGTTTATTATGAATATAAAGGTGAAATAAAAACACTAAAAGAATGGTCAGAGCATTTTGGTATAAATGCAACTACTTTGAATCAAAGATTTATGTCGGGCTGGAGAGAGGAGGATATCCCATTACCTGCAAATAAATATAAGAGACACTTATCGAAGGATTGTAATACTACCTATAAAAGATTCTCAGGTATTGAAGAAGTAAAAAATTATTTAACAAACAAGGAGAAAACATTGAAAGAAAATAAAGTAACGTTATCAGCAAGAATACCTGTAAGCCTTAAAACTGCGCTTGAGATATTAGCGGTAATGAATGATAGAACAATGAGCCAAGAGCTTGTAAACAGAGTGAGGCAGTCATTAACCGAGGAGGAAAAGAAAATTGCAGGCATCTAAAAAACTAAAGGCTCTAACTGCTGTAACAGTTAAAGCCCTAGACCAAGTCAACCCAACACATTCAAATAAGGATTAAACTTATGAGTAACAGTAACACAAACAACTTAAATTGTCCAGTAATAGCTGGAATCTCAATCACAGTAGATAAAGAAGGTCGATATAATCTTAATGCGCTACATAAAGCTAGCGCATTGGGTGATCACAAAAGACCAAGTAAATGGTTAGCTTCACAACCAACAAAAGAGTTAATTGCTGAATTAGAAAACAGCCAAAGCCCTTCTACGGGCTTAGGTCAAAATTTAATCAAAGTAATCAAAGGTGGTATTTCTTCTGGTACATTCGCCCATGAGTTACTAGCAGTATCTTATGCTGGTTGGATTAGTCCAAAATTCCAATTAATGGTTAATCAAGTATTTTTGGACTATAAAAAAGGTGAATTAAAAAATACCTTAGAACCCTCTAAATCTTACTTACCAGAATATCGACAAGCAAAAGCTATAGAATTGTCAGTCAGAGCGTTAGATAAGATGTTCAGCAATCTACCGCATTTAAGCGAACAGTCAAAGCAGGCTATCTATGCCGATACTATAAATCCAATCGCAGGTAAAAATGTTATCCCATTACCTAAACTTGAAAACAAAACATTTTCAGCAGGCGAGGTTGGCGAGATGCTTGGCGTATCTTCAAATAAAATTGGTCGTATAGCTAATAAGCTCAACTTGAAAACAGATGAATATGGAATTTTCGTATTAGATAAGTCACGTTCTTCTGATAAACAGGTTGAATCATTCAGATATAACGAAAAAGCAATAGATGTCATTAGAAATCATCTAATCAATAAAGAAATCGCTTAACCAATTACAACAAGCCCCTTTCTGGGGCTATTTGAGGATGTAGAAATGAACAGAACGAGGATAGCAGCATGAAATTTGTGATTGATAGTGACAACTACGAAATGATAGTTAAAAATTTGGGGCAAGCTAAGTCTCTGGCTTATATTCTTGGGAGCAATACAGATGAGGATGAGGACAAATCTAATGTATTTTGGGTAATTCAAGATTTAGTTAACTATGCATTGCACTTAGTTGAGGATTCTGAAAGAGTTTAAATGACAACCCTTTTTTTACTGATTCTTATAATTCATTTAAAATCAAATAATTATAAATAGGTATAAAAAAAGGGTTTTAAAATCAAAATTGCCCTTTGCCTTTTGGCTAACAATGTTTATAGTATGTTTTGTTCTAGTTCACTGCCGTGTAGGTAGTTTAGAAACTCAGGGTTAACCGCTACAAATGTACCGCTTAGTTCACTGCCGTGTAGGTAGTTTAGAAAAACTAATTCAGTAGAAATTAGCGATGAATATCGTTCACTGCCGTGTAGGTAGTTTAGAAATATTAAACGTAATAATCAAATCTGGATCACATGTTTACTGCCGTGTAGGTAGTTTAGAAAAGTCAAGTATTTTAATTAATAAACAATAGGTTATAATAAGAGTGTTCCCTGTGTATACAGGGATAAACCGAATTAATGCGGATATGATGAAAAATGTGTTATGTGTTCCCTGTGCATACAGGGATAAACCGGTTTACAAGAGTACGTTTGCCTACCAATCTCAGTGTTCCCTGTGCATACAGGGATAAACCGAATAAACACAGAAATTATTGAGATTGGTATGAGTGTTCCCTGTGCATACAGGGATAAACCGCTAATGAGTACAGGGAAGACTTAGTAGCGCTGGTGTTCCCTGTGTATACAGGGATAAACCGTTATACACAGCAAATGGAAAAATGGTTGAAGTCGCTTAAAGATAAAACTGCAGCAGCTAAAATTAAAGTTCGAATTCGTCGCATGCAAGAAGGTAATTTTGGTGATGTTAAGCCTGTAGGCAGCGGTGTATCAGAAATGCGTATTCACTGTGGAAAAGGGTATAGGGTTTATTTTGTTAACCGCAATAATGAAATTGTTATTTTATTGTGTGGCGGTGACAAGGATACACAACAAACAGATATTAAAATTGCTAAAGAATTAGCAAATAAATGGGGTTAATTATGACTACAAAACTAAAAACTTTTGATGTGGTTGATTTTTTAAATACTGATGAAGAAATGCAAGAATATTTAAATGCCGCAATAGAAGAAGGAGACCCTAAATTTTTATTTATTGCACTTGGTGATATAGCTAGAGCTAAAAACATCAGTCAGCTTTCACGTGATACAGGTATAAGTCGTGAGGGTATTTATAAAGCGTTATCAGGTGAGGGGAACCCCACTTTTAATACAATCTTTAAAATTGTTCAAGCATTAGGTTTGCAAATGCAGTTTTCCTCACAAAAACATGCTGATTGTTGTTAACTGAGTATGGAAAATCTAATGTAGATATACAAAATAAAATCAAACCTAAAGCTCGCTATTGCGGGCTTTTTTATGTCTGGAGAAAATAATGAACAATTACCCGTTGCCTCAGAAAACGGTACAACTTAGCACCTATTCTCGTCAACAGTCTGCCCAATTCACAACCGTTGAGAGCAGAAGCGGGAAAATGTACTTCAAAAAAATTGCGCAAAATCAACCAACGACTCGCAGTATTAGTTTTACTTTTTCTTCTAAACTAGAAGCGCAAATATTCATGGACTGGTTTGCTAATGTTCTGAAGAATGGTTTTTTACCGTTTGACATTAAATTAGCGACTGAGTGGGAAACTTCTCAAACTATACGATGCCGATTTCTGCCCGATTCATTGCTCAATGTTAGTCGTCCTAACAGCTTGCTGTGGAACTACACAGCAACATTATTCATCGAAAATTACGGACCACCAGATTATATACCTAAGAGCGTTTCGCTATATCAGAATTATTATAATAAAGAAGCTAGGTTGTTCTTGGATGAAATTGTTAGTACGCAATTTAATAATTCGATATTTTTAAAATATCATAATAAAGAAGCCGCGCTGTTCCTAGATAAAATTGTTAACGCGCAATTAAATAAAATGAGGTGATTAAATGCCGATTTCACAAGAGCAGAGAGAGTTTTTCACTCAGAAAAATCCCGCGGAAGAATATGACACCGTCACTTTTAATCATCCTGAGTTTAGAGAGCCGGTACGCCTAGTTTTGAATCAATTTAAACCAATTATATTTGGCGGTAATGAATATATTCCAGTTGCTGCAAAAATTAATTTGCCAGATCAGGGTTCTGAGTTAATGCCAAAATTAACTATTCAATTTTCACGTATTTATGTCGGTGATGAATTTAAAAAAATAATCAATTCGATTTCTCCATTCGGTTGGCAATCGCCTATCTCTATGATTTATGAGCAATATAATGAGTTATCAATGAATAAACCAACACAACGATATGCTCTGTATGTTTCGGAATCCGGGGTTAGATTTAATCGAACAACTGTTGAAATATCGGCTAGCGATGATAACCCGATGATTTTAGCAAAACCAAGAAACACAGAGAGTAACCCCATCTACACCCTTGAGGAATACAGAGGACTTGCATATGCATAAAATGACAGTAAATGAATTTATTAAAAAATCAATTGGTGCTAGATGGGTCGATAGAGCTAGTACGTTTGAGCAAATGGACTGTTGGGGTTTAGTAATTCTGTATTATCGCCATGTTTTAGGTATTGAACTGACGCCGATTACTGGTTATGAAGATAAACAAACCACATTGCAAGTTGAGGCATTACCAGAAGCCAGACGTCATTGGTTGCCGTGCGGAAAAATTAACAATGCCGTATTCCTTGCTTATCTGGGTGATACACCAACCCACGTTGGAATAGTCATTGATAATCACGCATTACATGCAAAGGGGAACGGCGAGCAGGGTGGACAAGTTCAATATAACAAAATCGACGCAATCGAAAAAATGTATACAAAAGTGGAATATTATAAATATGCTGATTTATTGTAAAGACCCAAATGGGCTAACGGGCAATGAACGTTATGATTTAAATACCTCCCTTTCTCTTTTTCAAAACATAAAAAATCATCTACCTAAAAGCCTTAATCATCAAACAATCGATATTTATCTAAATGGCGAAAAAATCGATCCGCTGACATTTGATTTATCACGCACAGCAACGGTATTTGATAAAATCGTCATAGTAAATAGACAACAAGCGTCTACTGTTGTCGCTATCGTTGTTGCCGTTGTTGCTGCTGTTGTTGCATATGCATTAACGCCAAAACCAAAAGTGCCCAACAATAGTGGCGAGCAAAAGGATAGCACTAACAACAAATTGACGGGGCAAACCAATATTGCTCGTCTATATCAAGCAAAACCGGACATTTACGGCTGTGTCCGCTCTTATCCAGATATTGTTAATCCTGCCGGCTCTGAGTACATAAACAACGTTAAATATATTGAGCATCTATTTTGTGTTGGTGTCGGTTATTACGAATTCGACAAATTCAAATATGATCAAACGCTATTAGATAAAATAGCTGGCACAGCTTACACTGTTTATCATCCCGGCGATATCATCCCTGTTGTTAGATATCAATTTCCAAGTGCCGAGGTGGACGGTCAAGAGTTGGTACCTCCAAATCTTTCGAATGAAGTTTTATTTGAAAAGGCATATAAAAACCTAGTAGGTTTAAAGCTGAAAGATGACACGGTTACCATGACATTGAATAGTGAAGATAATGTTGATTATTTATTTAATTTACCCAAACCTGTCGAAATACATTTCATTGTTCGCGCAACTATTACCACGAGGTCTGAAAAGACATATCGAGGAAATGTTGTGTATAGGGCGACATTGATGTCAACTACAATAGAAAACAATCAACCAGTATTAATCGCGAATAATGTTCACCGATTAAGATTTGAGCCTAAGAATGGCCTCATCAGAAAATTCACGGTCGATAAGACGTACGTAACAGTTCAACACACGGGTGGCGTATACACTGACGCTTTTATTTTACCAGAAGCCGGTACTGAGATATGGACTGATTTAGTATTCCAACGCGGTTTGAAAGGTGATGTTTTATGTCAATTCGTATGGTGGGTAATTGATGATTTTGGGAATGAAGTACCGGGAACTCGTGAAACAACACTTTGGGGCGAATGGTTAGATACGTATGAACCACAAAGTATTACTGTTAAGATTAAACCTAGTCGAGGCAAAAATAAATACGCGCTAATCATTGGACGATTGAATAACGGTAAAAGTGATTTGTCAGACCAAGTTAAGGTTGAAAATGTCTATATTGTTGATTTCGATTACAATTATAGAGTGAAAGACACGTTAATTTACGTTAGAACTAGAGCAACATCGCAAGCAACTTCATTGAAAGAGCTGAAATTCAACGTTGAAGCAACTCGTAAAACTATCTCATATAATCGCAACACTAAACAAATTGACTACACGCTCAAACCGTCACGATCATTCGCTGATGCCGTGCTCCATCAATTTGTTGCCGTTTTTGGTCGTGACCCAAATGAACTGGATTTGGATTCGCTTTATGCAATAGATGAAAAATTAAAGTCGTTTAATGAAAGGCTTGGTTATTTTGATTTCTCATTTGATGATATTGATGTGTCGTTAGGACAGAGAATCGAAACTATCTGTAATGCCGCAAGAGTGTATGTTTATCGAGATGGCCAAAAATGGCGATTTGCACGAAATGAAGAGAAGTTGCGTCCAGTTGCTATGTTTAACTCACTCAATCTAGTGAAAAGTGATACTGGCGGAACTGTTCAGAAAAAATCTAGCTTACCATCAACATTTGACGGTGTTCAAGTAGAGTATATCGATTCAAGTAAGGATAGACCTAAAGGCACAGATAAAAAGGCTTATATCGACTTACGCATAGTAAATAATCAAATTATAAAAGGTTGTGCGTTCAGACCAAATAAGCTTCAATTATCTGGTTGTCGCAACTATGAACAAGCGATGAATCGTGCACAGCTTGAAATTAGACGCTTAATCTATGAACGTACATTGATAGAGGATGAGGTGATTAATGATGCTAATCTGGTCGATAAAGGGGATTTGGTACTTTGGTCCGATACTTACGATGAAACGATTGTTAGCGGCGAAATTATTCGTATTGAAAATAAAACGTTTTATGTAGATCAAGAATTAACGTTAGACCCTAATAAGATGTATCGTGTTGCAATCACTAATAAAGGCGGTTATCCGAGCAACTGGATCAACATTACATCTCATAATAAAAACTCTTTTGTAGCTGATTATGCTGATGCATATGTGGCGAATAACATTGATATTCAATGTGGCTCAATATTTATCATCACTGAAATAATTTCAGAAGAGCCAACCGAATTTATTCTGACAAAAAAACAATTTAATAACGGCGTTTATCATGTGAATTTAACTAACTATGATTCTCGCATATATGAATATGACCGTGAAAACGGTTATTTTACTGAATAATAGGAGATAAAATGGCACAACGACAAAACACATTTAATCAGTTTCCATCCAATGATTTAGCTGATTTAAATGATAACACAATTATTGTTGATGAATTTGTGAATAGCCAAAATGATTTCACTGCTAATCGTTTTGGTTCTAAATTCAAAACATTGCACAAAATCGTCACAGATATAAATAAATTAAGTGATGATATCAGTGTAGGGGCTTTACCTGCCACTAGAATTGTTGATAATGAAGTTTCAACTTATTCGGTAGGTGATAGTGTTGAGTTCAAAAAAATGCCAACAATTAATGGTAAACCGGTTTTAGGTACTGGAGACTACGGTATCGGCTCATACACTGGCGTACCGTTAAATAATCCAGACAACATATTGGCAGGTGGTTGCTATGGAATGAGAACAACATCATTCCCAGAACTACAAAAAAATAGAAATGACTCGGCGAGCCTCGTTGTTTATCCGGCTTGGACTAAGGGTTTGTATGTTGAAAAATTAGCTGTTGTTCAAAGCAAGATCCCTCGTATTTACTACCGCTGCTCAACCCCAGATGGTAAGCAACCTTTTTATGAGGTCATTACATCAGCAAATATCAATAAATTCTGTGGTCAATCAGTTATTTTGTATCCGGACGGCTCTGTATCTGAGCCGGCTTTACTTTATACAAATCAACGCATAGTTATAGACAATCCCTTCAATACAAATTTAGTTAATTCATGGGTCGAGTTTTATGAATCTGGAGTGTGGTATAAACATGATGAAATGGTTTTTAGTAATGGTGGGTACGGTGTAAAAACAAATAGTTACGGAAATAAAATCGTTATCCAAACAGGTAATTCATCTGTAAGAGCTCGATGTTTTCATGATGGGAACCCATCAGGTGCCGACAATGTTATGACATCACTACCATATAGATTGATAATTGTTAAAATTGGAGTATAAAATGAAAAAAATTGTCTTTGGTAAAATTGGAGATTCGTTTGTTGAAATTCATTTTTATAATGATAATGAACCAAAATGCCCTGCAGGGTTTGTGGTTCTGAAAAATTCAACCCCACCGGCTGATAATTATATAATTAATGATAGTGGGGATTGGGTAAAAAATGATGGTGAAGCTGTTATTTTTCCAGAAAAGCCAGAATTGAGTTAACCACCACCGCATCAATCTTCAACTTACAATATTCAACAGCATCAGACAACATCACAAAATCAGCGATATCAAACATAGTTTTATCATTTTGGTAGAACACGTAATTGTGATCGTCGTGGCTGTTGATTATGTAGCATTCGCCAGCGATTTCGTCATCGTAATCGTCGGGCGTCATTCGTACATAAATCGGTATAGTGTATTTGATTGTTATCATAAGATTAAAAATAGTTTGTTTTATATATCATAAAGTAAAATACTTTGATGTGAATTATTGATGTGGAATTTTGAGAGGTGGATTGAATAAATTAAAAATTCTAACGGTATTTTTAACGGTGTTTTTATTTTTGTTTTATTATTTAGTTTTGTTAATCAAATTGTTATGTATTTATTTTTAATCCTGTAGGGGACGCCATAAAATTCTATTATCATCCTTTAGTTACTATTAGTAAGTCTAACTGTAGATTATCCTTGTTTTCATCTTGTGACCAAATTGTGCCCTTGTTTGAAAATTGGCTTAACTAATTAGCATTCAATGGTCTATAGCCGATAGAGTTGATTTTTTAGACATAAAATTAATATTTATACATCTTATCAATCAATATGTAAGCCATTAAACATTTCAGTTGTTTACAATAAAAAACAGAGTTCAAAAATTAATAATTTAACAAAATTAGATTATGGAGCAATCATTGTTCGCCACGCAGATAGAAAGCGACCTAGATGGTATGAGTTTAGCCAAAGATTAATAAGAGGTTATGTGAAAATGATAGCTGAAATGAATAATATTGATTTAGATTTTCAAGAAAATTATATACCAAATACTAATCATTATAGAGTATCAAATAAAAAATATAGTAGTAGAAAAATGTCACCTCAAGAATATCAGCTATAAAAGGAGAAGGGATAACTAAATGATGAATAAACTCACCATTCAATAACTACCTTCGGTAGTTTTTCATTATCTAAAAAAGATATAAATATGAAAAAGTCGGTAAAGGTGATTAATAACAGTAACTGATTTTTGCTTAACAGATCGACAATCTCTTTTCGTATTGTATTTCAATTTGTCACAATTTTGCTTAATTGGCTAAAAATGATTTAACAAAGATAATTATTTAGTAACTAAAAAGCAGTAATAGAAGTTACCAGTTAAAATCAAAACACTTCCCCAAAATAATACAATATGAATATGTAAGGAGATAAATCATGTCAGTCATTAAGCAACAAACCGGTGAAAGTAAACAGCGGATATTAGATACTTTCCCCGAAGACTACAATAAGCTACATCTAATAATGGCAAAAATGGCGGCCGGGGAAGATGTTAAAATTGCATGTTATGGTGATTCGACCACCGATGGTATCAATACAACAAACCATAAAAAAAATATTACAGGAACAGATCATAATCTCAATGCCCCTAATGCGTGGCCAGCTCAGTTACAATTGTTGCTTAGAGAAATGTATCATAATAATAATATAAACGTTTTTAATGCAGGATTTAGCGGACAACGAATAGAAAACGGTTGGGCAACAGATAATTATGAGGCCAATATCACAAAAAATCCGTACTACGGAGTATGTGATATGGTTATCATCAACTTTGGACTAAATGACGCCGCTAGAACTAATCGGCTATATCGATATATTAATCAAACAGAGCTATTAATTAAAAAAGTTATAAAAGATGATTCAACCCCTGTGTTGCTATCATGTAATCTAACATACCTATCAAAAAAGGACGGAAGCGAAAGGGATAAAATAGATGTTACTCAACAATATAATCAAGCTAAAGAATATTTAGCCCAAAAATATAATATCCCATTTTTTGATTTATCCAATGCAATGATTAGTTGGTTACAAAATAACAATCAATATAAATGGGGGGAATTGCAACCCGACGGATTACATTTTGGTGATTTGGGGCATAAATATCAAGCAATGTGGCTAGCAAGTCGTTTATATTCAAATACCGTTATTATTAATGATTCCACACAGTATCAATCAATTAATTTTATGGATAGTAAATCTAATTCTCCATTTGGTTATGCCAGCCAATACACTGGCACAGGTACAAAATATTTATCAATTGTACTCGCGAAAGATGTTAAGAAATTCATTAACCAGCCAACCATGGAAGTTTATGTTTGGTGTGAAACTAACAACGTTGCGTGCGTTTATCGTCAAGCTTCATATGAAAATGCCACGGGTAGCTATGTTATGCACAAAGATATTATGAGTGATGTAGTTAACTCCTATAGGATCTTACCTAGATTTGATATGACAAACGGGAAAACCAGTTATGGAGGGGTTGATGTTCCCCGGTATCTGTGCGATTTAAAATATGGGTTAAATAAATTGTCATATATTTATGGTAAAGATAAACAAATTGACACAACTGATTTTTATTTTGGTTTTTTTGATTTCGTTAAAAATTACGAATCTAATTTAAATCCCCGTAATTTATTATATAAATCCGGCCCTATTCGGTGTATCGCAACGGTCCCGGCGCGCAAGAATATAGTCAATTATATTAGAAGAGATCTGTATGATCAGATTGGACAGGACTCATTGCAATTATTTGTTGATGGCAAAAAAACATATTTATATTTAGAATTTGAGGGACCAGAACAAAATGGAATTGTACTAACACAAACCAAGGGTATGCGAAAAATGTATAATGACGGATTTATGTTGTTTAAATTGAATGCATCTAGTTTGTCGGCGAATGTCATTAGAACATCGGTTGAGAAAAATGAAACAACATATTCAACCGCTGCAGAGGGTATTATCCCAATTTTTATTGATAAAACAAATTGTAAATTATTATTAGAATTCTATATTGATAAATCTAACAATATTATTATGAATTCATTAAACGAACAGTATGGCTTATTAAGTCATCATGTTATTTCGCCACTGTTTGCATTTCCATTTTCAGGTATTTTTGGAAATATTTTTAGTAAAAATGTATCGCGAGATGAGGATATTTCAACACAATTTAATATAACAAGGGCGGAGGTATGGTACAAAGATAACATCGATTAATTAACGTTATTTTTACGGTATTGAGTTCGGACGTAAAGGTAATTATTAATAAAGATACATTTTAAAAAATAATAAAAATAACTACTTATCTTGATAAACGAAATTCTTTTTTAGCTTTTGAAGTTTCATTATTACTAAACCGCTTAGGCGGTTTTTATTATCTTGAAAATAAATAAAGGTATAAATATGAAAAAGAGCGATAAAAAATGGGTCGCCTAAGTGTTAAAATAAGGTTAAGTAAATCCTATGAACGTATATATTAATACCTACTGGCTTAAAGTAAGATCCACTTACCTACAACGTAACCCATTCTGTGTTATGTTTTGAATTCGGTGCAAGTACGAATCAGCTAGCGCAGTAGACCAAATAATCCTGCACAAGTTAGAATAGTTATCAATAACTAAAGACCAAGTTGGTATGCCTACACTTTTCATACAACAAAATTAAGGGGTAACTGTTTATTAAATGCCTTCGTCGTCAATTAACCTAAAGATGAATATAGCTGATTGTTGTTGTACCAATATGCATAAGCAGAAAAACGTTGTCGTAGTTCATTCCTATTGGAGAATATTTCATTTTTGACAAATTCAATTTTAATTGTATTAAATGTCGCTTCAGCAACGGCATTATCGTAAAGCCATCCTTTATGGCTCAATGAGCGTGTGTTACCCAATACCTCAAAAAGACTATCAAATAATTGATTATCAAAATTTTATATATACTAAAAAATATTTGGTTGCAGAGTTTTGCACTAATAATAAAAGTAATGCCTTGATATACCTAAACATCGACACAATCAAGTCAATGAATGGTGATGTTGATTTGATTGTATCACTGCGATTTTAGCCCGATTATCAGTGCGGCTTGCTTGAGGATATCGTTTTCTATCAGTAGCCGTTTATTCTCTTTGCGTAGGGCTAGTAACTCTTTATCTTCAGTAATTATCTTTAGTTTTCAATGAATCTGTTGTGAAGTATTGTGTTATCCATCTACCAGATACTGATGGCGTTAACTCGTACTGTAAAACTCGTTCACTGCGGGTTTTACCTTGTAGATAAAGCGTTACCCCTTAATTTTGTTGTATGAGATAGTGTCGACATTCCAATATTTCAAAAAGCACTCAATGAGTACTTTTTCTATTTTCCATCAAGATCAAAAATGATTTAATGCATTTTTAATTTTAATCAAAATATCCATCCTATTAATAATTTTGTATAAATTATTCTAAATACATTGATAATTATTATCATTAAAATAACATATAAAAAACATAAATAAGTTTTCGTTGTTAGTGTAAATATAATATAAGGAAAATTATGAAAAGAGGAATATTAGTCATCTCATCATTCTTATTTTCTTTTGCCGGTTATGCAAATCAATGCAGTAAATATTGGCATAAGGAACACTATGAAAAAGCCTTTACTTTCTGTAAAGAAGAAGCTGAGCAAGGTAATGCTCAAGCCCAATATTATTTAGCATATATATATGTGTATGATGAAGGTCATGGTACAGAGCAAGATAAACAAAGGGCGTATTATTGGTCTACAAAAGCGGCAGAGCAAGGTAATGCTGGAGCCCAATTTTTTTTAGCGTATATGTATGATCAAGGAGACGGCATAGAGCAAGATAAGCAAAAAGCGGTATATTGGTATACAAAAGTTGCAGAAAATGGTGATCCTTACGCTCAATTTAATTTAGCTCTCATATATAGTGGCGGTGATGGTATAAAGCAAGATAAACAAAAGGCGTTTTATTGGTATGAAAAAGCCGCGGAACAAGGTGATTTTAAGGCGCAAAATAATTTAGCGGTTATGTATGATAAAGGTGATGGCACCGAGCAAGATAAGCAAAAGGCAGTATATTGGTATACAAAAGCAGCAGAGAAAGGTTACTCGACTGCACAATACAATTTAGCGCTTATGTATGATAAAGGCGATGGTGTTGAGCAAAATAGATCCTTAGCACAAAAGTATTATCAACAAGCCTGCGATGGATATTCTCAAGAGGCTTGTAATAAATTAAAGCAACTAACAGAATAATTAAATTATTTCAAAAAACACCTTAAATCTTCATTTTTCACCAAAAGCACTCAACGAGTGCTTTTTATGTTTTTCCCTAAGATTAAAAATGCGTTGATGCATTTTTAATTTGGTTCAAAATAGCCATTCTATTAATGATTTTTTCTGAAAAACTCGTTATAGTTTTCTTCGATTTTTATAAAAATCCTATGAATAATTTTGTATAAATTATTCTAAACACATTGATAATTAATATCTCTAAAATAACATTTAAAATGTATAAGTCAGTTTTCGTTGTTAATATAAATATAATATAAGGAAAATTATGAAAAAAGGAATATTAGTCATCTTATCACTCTTATTTTCTTTTGCCGGGTATGCAAATCAATGCAGTGAATATTGGCATAAGGAAAATTATGAAAAAGCCTTTACTCCCTGTAAAGAAGAGGCAGAACAAGGTAATGCTGAAGCCCAATATTATTTAGCGTATATGTATTATAACGGCGAAGGGGTAGAAGAAGATGAACAAGAGGCTGTATATTGGTCTACAAAAGCTGCAGAGCAAGGTAATGCTGATGCACAATATTTTTTAGCGTCTGGGTATGATAAAGGAGATGGCTTAGAACAAGATAAACAAAAGGCGTTATATTGGTATACAAAAGCAGCAGAACAAGGAAATGCTGACGCCCAATATGATTTAGCAGTTATGTATAATGACGGTAATGGTATCGAACAAAATAAACAAAAGGCAGTATATTGGTATACAAAAGCGGCTAAACAGGGTGAACCTGACGCCCAATATAATTTGGCGCTTATGTATGATAAAGGTGACGGCACAGGGCAAGATAAACAAAAGGCTTTATATTGGTATACAAAAGCAGCCGAGCAAGGTACCTACCGCGCCAGATACAATTTAGCCGATATGTATTATAAAGGTGATGGCATAGAGCCAGATAAGCAAAAGGCGTTTTATTGGTATACAAAATCGGCAGAGCAAGGTAATGCTGACGCCCAATATAATTTAGCGATTATGTATAGTGACGGAGATGGCGTAGAGCAAGATAAACAAAAGGCGTATTATTGGTATAAAAAAGCAGCGTATAAAGGTAACCTCATTGCACAAAACAATTTAGCACTTATGTATGATAAAGGTGATGGCATAGAGCAAAATAAGAAGTGGGCGGTATATTGGTATAGAGAATCGGCAGAAAAAGGTAATGCTGATGCTCAATATAATTTAGCGGTTAAATATGATTATGGTAATGACGTTGAGCAAGATAAATCTTTAGCTAAAAAGTATTACCAACTAGCTTGTGAAGGGCATTCTCAAGAAGCTTGTAATAAATTAAATAAAATAAAAGAAAATCAATGCAATGAATATTGGTATAAGGAATATTTTGAAAATTTTGAAAAAGCTTTTACTCCCTGTAAAGTAGGAGCAGAGCAAGGTAATGCTGAGGCTCAATATTTTTTAGCATATATGTATGATGAAGGTGAAGGTATAGAGCAAGATAAACAAAAGGCTTTATATTGGTATACAAAAGCAGCAGAACAAGGTAATACTAAAGCCCAATATAATTTAGTTCTTATGTATGCTAAAGGTTTTGGTACTGAGCAAGATGAACAAAAAGCGTTATATTGGTATACAAAAATAGCAGAACAAGGTGATGCTGAAGCCCAATATAATTTAGCGGTCGCGTATGATAAAGGTGAAGGCATAGAGCAAGATAAACAGAAAGCGTTTTATTGGTATACAAAAGCAGCGGAGCAAGATCAATTAGGTGCGCAAAATAATTTAGCGGTTATGTATGATAACGGTGATAGCATAAACCAAGATAAACAAAAGGCAATATATTGGTTCACAAAAGCGGCAGAGCAAGGTAACGCCATTGCACAAAAAAATATAGGAAATAAGTATTATTACGGTGATGACATAGAGCAAGATAAACAGAAAGCGTTTTATTGGTATACAAAAGCAGCAGAACAAAGTAATGCTGACGGCCAATATAATTTAGCGATAATGTATGATAAAGGTGACGGCACAGAACAAGATAAACAAAAGGCAATATATTGGTATACAAAAGCAGCAAGACAAGGAAATGCTGAAGCTCAATATAATTTAGCACTTATGTACAATGACGGTGACGGTACGGAGCAAGATAAACAAAAAGCGTTTTATTGGTATACAAAAGCGGCAGAGCAAGGTAACGCCATTGCACAAAAAAATTTAGGGAATAAATATTATTACGGTGATGGCATAAAGCAAGATAAACAAGAGGCTGTATATTGGTATACGAAAGCGGCGAAGCAAGGTAACTCCACTGCACAAAACAATTTAGGGATTATGTATAGTTACGGCGAAGGTATAGAACAGGATAAACAAAAGGCTGTATATTGGTATACAAAAGCAGCAGAACAAAATTATGTTTACGCCCAATATAGCTTAGCGGTTATGTATGATAAAGGTGATGGCATAAAGCAAGATAAGCAAAAGGCGTTTTATTGGTATACAAAAATAGCAGAAAAAGGTGATGCTGACGCTCAATATAATTTAGCGATTATGTATGATAAAGGTGATGGCGTTGAGCAAAACAAATCATTAGCTAATGAATATTTTAAAAAGTCATGTGAGCAAAGTTTTGAAAAGGCTTGTAATAAATTAAAGCAACTAACTGAATAA